CTAATTGCTTGTGCTTTTTTGAGCAATTAGTCTTTTATATTTGTCGAGTAACTGTTCTTCCGTTTCCTCATGCTGCGGATCTTTTGGAATACAGTCTACTGGACAAAATAATTGGCACTGTGGCTGGTCATGGTGACCAACGCACTCTGTACATAAATCCGGATTGATTTCATAAATCACTTCGCCCATAAAGATCGCTTCATTGGGACAAACTGGTTCACAAACATCGCAGTTTATGCATTCATCAGTGATATATAACGACACGTTACCAACCTTGTTGATGTTTACGTTCAAAGGCTTCAACCACAGCTTGCGGAACAAACTTGGTTACATCTCCTTTTAAACGAGCAATTTCTCGAATTAATGTCGAAGAAATAAAAGAATACTGTTCAGAAGGTGTTAAAAACACCGCCTCGAAATGTGGATCAAGCTGACGGTTCATATTGGCCAGTTGAAATTCATATTCAAAGTCAGAAACTGCTCTTAAACCACGAAGTACTGCTGTGGCCTTTTGTTCTTTAAAAAAGTTAACCAACAAACCATCAAAACCTACAAACTCAACATTTGATAGATGGCCTAATGATGATTGCGCCAGTGCGACTCTTTCTTCTAAGCTGAACAAAGGGTTTTTATGATGTCCAATTGCAATCGCTACTACAACTTCATCAAACATTCTTGATGCTCTAGTAACTAAATCAACGTGCCCATTCGTGATAGGGTCAAATGTTCCAGGATAAATTACACGCGTTTTAGACATCCGCTAGTACTCTAATTGTATTGTGCGCCTATTTTAGCAAAAGTTATACATGAGACGAAATATTGATATGTGGGAAAAAACTTCACCTTGGCATCAGTTTACGGCACAATAGGGACAATTGTGGAAGTTTGAATTATGGCGAAAGCAACAGTAGTAAAGAATAATAAGTGTCGATGTTTATTTTAATTCTCTATAGTTCCTTTTTTAAAGCTAAGTTATTGAATTATAAAAGTTGCTGTTCTTATTAGTTCCTTATAGTTTGTTTACATCCTCCAAAAAAACGGGTAATAATGCGGGTAACGAACTAATTACTCTTACCTCATGGCCTCTGCAAAACTTTCTGATCTTAAAATTAAAGCACTGAAACCTAAAGAAAAAGTCTACAGAATATTAGATGCAGATAGACTTTACATAGAAGTCCGACCTTCAGGTGCTAAAGTTTGGCGGTTTAAGTTTGTTTTTAATGGTAAAGAATCTTCTATGAGTCTTGGCGAATACCCGGCTATTACTTTGGCAGACGCTAGAATCTTAAAGGATGAAATGCGAGTAAAATTAGCCAAAGGTATTCACCCAGTAGAAGATAGACAAAATAATAAGGCCAAGGCATTAGAAGAAGGAAAAAATACATTCAACGCTATTGCAGCCGAATTTAAAGAAAAACGTATGACGTTGAAGTCTGAAATTTATCAAGAGAAGTTCGATACTGCTTTAGAAAAAGATATATGCCCAGTTATTGGCAAAAAAAATATTAAAGATGTGACTGCGGCTGACGTATTGAAGATTTTAAATAATACGATTAATCGTGTTACTAAAGAAACCAATGGAAAAATGACGGGTGAATCTGCTGCTTTACAAAATCGAAGATTCATTGGTGCTGTAACTCGTTATGCAATTGCTACTTTAAGGCTTGAGAACGACCCTACTTATGCTGTACGCGATGTTATCAAGCGACCTCGTGTAAAACATGCAAGAGCCTTAACTAAAGAAGAAAGAAAAAAGGCAAGAACTCAATTGCCTAAATACAATGGAACAGAGACTGTTAAGAATGCTGGCTTCATTCTCTTATATACAATGCTTCGGGCAATTGAAATTAGAAAAATGCAATGGAAATGGGTCGAGTTTGATACACGACTTATTAGATTTCCAGAAGAGGCAATGAAAAAATCCAGAATCCATATTCTCCCTATATCTGACCAAGTATATGAAGTACTTAAGCGTCAATATACAATCTCTGGTGATAGCGAATTAGTTTTCCCTGCTATTTTCAGTAAGAAAAATGATGGCATGTTAGCTAAAGAAACGCTTAACAGTATGCTTGAATATATTGGCTTAAAAGGCGTTACCACTCATGATTTTAGAGCTACAGCTTCTACCCTACTATATGAAAAGGGCTATGAGGAAGCTTGGGTAGAAAAACAGCTTGCTCATGCTGAATCTAACAAGACAAAAGCATCGTACGACCATTCGCAGCACTTAGAGGCTAGACGGAAAATGATGCAAGACTGGGCTGATATTGTTGATAGCTGGAAAGACTAAAAGTTTTGCTTCTTATCAAAGGTCCATCTTTTACCGTTGTAAGTCACAGTGCCATCCAAATTAATCGGCAACTCTTTTAATGAGTAGTCATAGATTTTAAGAACAGTCCCGTTCTTATCTAAATCAGCGGGTAGATTGCAAGTATTCTCCATCCTGCCCGCTTCCGAAACCATGATCATGACTTGCATTGCTATCTCCATTTTTATGAAATTATAAAAAAGATTAAAAATAATGCAAAATAGTATTTGACATTGAATCCGTATGGATTCATAATATATACATAGACAGGAGATTAGCTCTAGTCAAACCTTCGAGGATACAACCATGAAATTCACAAAATTAGTAGTAAGCAAAAAAGAAATCTTCAAAATCGCTCACGAAGTAACACGCGATACAGTTAGAAAAGGCGACAGTTACTCTGCTACATTCAGCGCTGTACTCAAAGAAATTTATGCTGCTGTAAACATGAATAGTGAATATGCTGCTAAATCAATAAAGTCACGTTTAAACGCATTCTTCTCAAATGCTACTGGCCCAGCATTATTCACAGGCTCAGAGGTGGTTGTTAAGTTAGAAGATGCAACAACAATCAATGTATTAAGTAGCGATCAAGTAAACGCAACTTTTGCGAAATTTTCTCTATCAGTAATTGGTTCTATTTGGGATTACATGCCATTTAATTAAGGTGCAATAATGAAAATTCATGAATTTGGTTTAGCTCTTTTTGGAGAGCACTATTCGGCTAATCAGTTTGCAAAAATCCTAATCAATAAAGATGGTTCAAATGTTGATAGAAAGACGATTCAGAACTGGATTAATAGAGATCAGGAATTAGGTGACTGGGTTGTAGAACAACTAAAAACCGAACTTGTAAAGCGGGAAGATATTCTCAACAAACTATTAACAAGTCTAAACAAGGAATCAAAAATGAAAAACTTAACAATACTAAGCAAAGTAACAAAAGACGCAAAAGCTACTGCAAAATATGATGAGTCACTAAAAAGTGGCGATGTGATAACTTACAGATCAGAAGATGGGGTTCTGCTTGAAGGGGTGGTTTCTTTTGCTAAAAAGTGGGAATCACAACGTTATTCAAATCTTCCAGTAGTTGAGATTATAAAATGAAAGAATTTAATTTCCCTATAAATAGCCAACTAGTAAGAGTAAACCACATTCTTGCGACAGACTTGCCATATGATTCTTCCCATGATGGATATCCAGATGACTACCATGTTGCTATTGATATCCAAAACTATGCTTTAGCTTTTAGTGATTGTGCAAGGATAGTCAGTAAATCAACAATGAAATCTGTAAAAATCAGAACAGGACATTCATTGAAGTATGCTGAAAAAATTCTTGTAGATGGTTATGAGTTTTTTATTGTGAGTTCTAATAGTGAAATTTCTAAATTAGAGAAAGCCAACATACCAACCTATATACCAAGAAAATAAATAAAGCCCGCAATTAATGCGGGCTTTTCCATCTAAGCGATGCTTTAAGTTGTATAAAAAGGCTGCCCTTTCTAAACCAACTATGCGATGGTTGTACTTTTGAACAACAACCAGCCCGCAAGACTTCTTGTTGTTCAAGGATAGGTTCAGCCTGAGAAACTCACCTACCCCTTACATCGTTCAAAACTCTAACCAGAATGACTAATTAGAAAATTAATCTTATACAAAGTTGCCTTTATCGGCAAGTGTCTTTTAAAGGGTCTTAACACAAATCCCAACATTTACAGACGTGTTAATTGTGTGAGCTGTGCAACCTGAGAAGATTAAACACAGCAATGTGATGATCGATGCAACTTTGGTACGCTTACACATATAAGTTACTTCTTTAAAAAGAGTGCTCGCTCTGCTTCTCGGCGACGAACAAGGCCCTTCATAACCTTACCGCCTTAGTTTACCTCAGCAAGCAAATTACATGTGTGCTCAAGCTTTCCAACTTCTGTGACCATAATCATTAATTGCATTGCTATCTCCATTTTTATGAAATTATAAAAAAGATTAAAAATAATGCAAATAGCGCTTGACTGTGCAATTATATTTGCACATAATAGGCACATAGAGAGAAGCACAGTGCATCACTCAGAACTGCGAGGCAGACAAAATGAAAACATTAATGACTAACTTGGAAACTTTAGGATTCACAAAAGAAAATGGCTTAAATGGTTTATCTAAAGAGAATGTATCAGTGTCTATGCACTGGTCAGGTGAATCTGCTGTTGTAGCTGTAGATGGAAAACAAGTTTTCAAGTCTGAAAATGAAGCTGAAATCATTGAATTTGTTAAAGCTGAACTTGCAAAAAAAGAAACATCAAAAACTAATGATCAATATGATGCTGAAGTATTAGCTGCTGAAGTTGCTAAAGATTCAGAAATGAAATATTACGCAGATGAAGATAGTCGCGGTAAAGCTGAATTAATTAAAAGTGCTCTAAAATTCATTAAAGAAGAAATTCCAGCATCTGTGAAATTTAGTGATTTTCAAAAGCTAGTTGAATCTAACCTATAATTTTAAATGCCCCGAAAGGAGCAACCAAAGGAATTTAATAATGAGTACTCAAACTATTATTGATAATCAAATTTCAGGTCAGATTGAAAACAGAATTGATATAGAAATTCAATACACACAGCACAAGAATATGGAAGATTATGTTAGGCTATATGAAAATAAAGGGCTTTATTCTCTAGGCCTTCGTGCTGTTGAGAAATTTATTAGCAAAGCTGAATATCAAGAGATATTGAGAATGATAGAACAGGATCATTTTGGGAAAAACTTTATAAAGATTACAGAGCACTATGATACTTTTTGGAATAAGTATTTTAATTTCAGGGATAATGAAAAACTAGAAAAGATTGGGATTGCCCTTTTTGGGAAATCGTGGAAGAAAGCTTTAGCAGAAGCATTGAAGGTTGATGAACGAAGAATCACGCATTGGCTTCAATGTTCTAGACCTATCCCCAAAAATGTTTTTAAAGATTTAAAAGTGATTAAAGATAAGCGTCTTAAAGAAATTCAGAGTATTGAGAAACTGTTAGATTAAAAATTAAAAACCCTCATTAAAGAGGGTTTTGAGCTAGCTGTGCGCTAGTAAGTGATACATCTAGTATTTTCTAAGCTGTCTATACGACAGTAAATTCAAATTAATGGAGATTTGAAACAATGTCAAGAAGAAAAATCACTGAAGATATTCACCTACTTTGGCAACGTCACGATAATGCAGAAGCAACAATTGAAAAGTTACAAGAATGGACTACAGATCGTCGTGATTATTTTTTGTCAAAATTGGATTGGATGGAGAAGTCAATTGATAGTGGAAACCATGAAGCTTATAGAATTGCATTTAATCAATTAAAACTAGCTATTGAAAATCAAAAAAATACACTCGATAAAGTTCATGATTTGTTGATTTATGAAGTAGACGAAAAATAATGCAAAAGTGTAGCTTTTTCAAAGCTCTTATTGTGCAAAATTTTGCTCAAAATTAATTAATTTTTTAAAAAATGAGCAAATATTTTCTCAATGAAAGCCCTACTCAAAGGGCCTTAACACAAATCCCAACATTTACAGACGTGTTAATAGTGTGAGCTGTGCAACCTGAGAAGATTAAACACAGCAATGTGATGATCGATGCAACTTTGGTACGCTTGCACATATAAGTTACTTCTTTAAAAAGAGTGCTCGTTCTGCTTCTCGGCGACGAACTAGGCCCTTCATAACCTTGCCACCTGCTTTGTTCCACACAAGGAATTGATCAGCAGCGCCTTGATAGTCACCTTTATTCAGTTTTTTTAATAAGGTTGAATTATTAAATGCACCTGAGCCAATGTTGTAAGTCAGCGATACCAAAGCATCAAATTGGTTTTGAGTTAAAGGCACAGTAACCGATTCATTTACAGTCTTTTCAAATTTGGCTAAGTCGTGTTTGAAGTAGGCTTTAGCTTGCTCAGGTGTGCAAGTATCGCCCTTCTTGACTTTCACGCCATTAGGATAAATTGTCGTGCCAGTACCAATGGTCCAGACTCCCACCCCATCGTCATAAGCTTTGAATCTTGTGCCTTCAAATCCTGAGATTAGATCTACACCAACATCACTTGTAGTCTTTCCACCTGGTGCAAGTTTTTCGACCACTTTATTTAGATCGTCTACTTGTGCCTGTGTAAGCTTGCCGCCTGCGATCACTCGGGCAGCGTCGAAGAATGGTTTAGTTGTCATTTGATTCACCTTTCTTTTTCTCTAACTCAGAGCTACCAAAATAAAAGCCACATGCAGTTGTCATAGCCCCTGCAATGAAACCCAATGCCGTATTGATCAGATTGCTGTTTTCTCGCGGCATATCCACAAAAAATAAAGCAATCACTAAAACAAACATCAGTCCCACTAATGCGAAAGCTAGATATGCGCGAGTATTTTCACTGTTCATCTTTTTGCTTCCTCCAACCGTGATACTTTCTCTTTAATTAAAGACTGGTCTTGGCTTAATTGAATAATTGAAGATCCAACCCACGCACACAATGAAAATACGATGCCTGCAAAGATGCCAAGCAGTACACGCAATACAGAAAGACCACCATCTTGCGCTGCTGTGCGGTTTTCTAAATTGGCGACTTTGATGTCCAATGTATCGATATCCTTTTTGTTCTGTTCGCTAGTCTCTTTGTGCGCTTCATTAATGAAAGTCAGTCGAGTAACATGATCTGACAACATGCGAATATCACTCTGAATGGAGTCGATTTTCTTTTCAAATCTCAACCCATATGATTCATTTTCAGTCATGCCTTCCCCCTATTGTTAGGCAAAAAAAAAGCACCCGAATTAGGTGCTTTAAAGTACAAAAATAAATTAGATTTAATCTTGAATTACTGTTTACCTGTATAGAAATTTTTGGGATATGGGCAATAAATCACTGCCTCATAAAAATAATTAAAGCTTCTTGCTCCAGATGTGCCAGGTATATTGCCCCATTGAACAAGTTTTACTTCTATGGTGGTTAGGCTTGGAAAAGACATAACTGGATAAAAGTTTGCCTCACCATATGAAACACCACCAGAGCTGTATTTCAAACCACTACGCCATGGATAAGACATGGTGTCGGAAATATACAAATATTCGCTTGTTAACTGTTCGGGCAAAGTAATTGTATAAGTAGCTGCAGGGTTGTTATATGTGTTTACACCTCCGGTCATGATTCCTGCCAATTGCAAATATCCTTTAAGAGCATCAAATACTAACGTACCTTCAGCATTAAAAACCTGAAGTCCGTATTTACTCGGCATCATTTTTGCAATGGTATAACTTACTACTGTTCCTACATCTCCTTGCTGATATCCAAAGAGATTAAAGTTAAATTTCCATATACCATTAATTTTAGTTAATATTGAATTTGATCGTATTGGACGCCCTGAAAGCGTCCGAGCAAAAGAAAGAATTTGACTATTTAAACTAGCTAAGAATTTTTCATAGTCAGCATCACTTGGTTCATCATAATCAAAACCTAGCTCTCTTAAAGTATTACCTGTTGCGGCAGTTACGGTACCCGACCATGTATAATCAGATCCTTCAACATAATAAGAACTTTTATTACGATCAATAAAAGTATTTAAAGTTACATCATACTTTCCCAAGAACTTAGCTGAGTTGTATGTATCATCAATAACAACATTGAAGTTATCGTTTTTAAGTTCAAAATAACTAACCACGATATCCACCATATCGAATTTTAAAACCTGCTGGAATCATGGGTTCTTTCCACTGCTTTTGATCTAAATATGAATCCCGTTTATGTCGAATCCACAAGCCCATAGCTTGAAATCTCCAAGTATTAGGTGAAGTAGAAATTTGCTCAAAAGCACATCGGCATCCTTTAATTTCACCAATCAGAATAGGCTTTATCAGGCCATCAGGAATGGTAAATTGCCATGAAGCTCTATCTTGATAAGAATTAATATCTGCTGGATTTATTACCTCCCCAACCATATGAGAAATTGGCAATAATTGCTTAAATGGTATTAATTGGGCTCCATCAATAGAAGCCAAGAACTGAGCATCCACTAACTTTTCTCCTTAGAAAATACCGAGTTTTACCCGGACTTGATTCAAGTCGTCATAGACTTCAATATTTTTGCCGCTAATAACAGTTCGTGCACCGTTAGGTTTGTTTTCATCTGCAAGTGAGATAAAAGTACCCAAGTTTGCTGTGATAACGCTTAAGTTTTCAGCCCAAATTCGATTCGCATTGATGTATCCAAAACTACCATTATCGACATACAATCCACGCGGAATAACAGTACCGTTTGGCAAAGTAACCGGAGTGTTTTGCAGGGTCATTAATGGTTTAGGTTCTACACCATCAACACCGACAGGCGTACCAAACTGAATTGCATCATAATTGAATATGAAAGTTGAAGTCGTACCATCATTCATTGATCCATGACCAGAAACATGGCCATTTACATCGAACTTAGTAAACTGCTGAGCATAGATGCCATCCACACTTTCACTGACATTTTGAATAGACGCACTATTCTCACCGACTTTAGTTTGCAACGTTTCCGTTACTTTTATCGTTGAAGAAATAGCACTTGAATTTGCCTCGAGCTGGCGCTTGAATACGGCATTGTTCTCATTCATCTGAGCAGAAAGCTGTTCAGTAAGTTTAGCTTGAGCCAAATCACCTTCGATACGAGCAGATTGCTCGGTCCATACGCCTGCATAACCTCCTTCATTTCCGATTAAGTCAGATTCTGACCCGATCAACGGAGGATTGATTTGCGCGTAAACTCCATCAATCCTTGTAGTTTGGGCAATAACTTTGTCATCTACATTCTTAATATCAGACTTAACTTGCTCAAGTGCACCAGTTGAAGCTTTATCGTCAAGCTCAAGATTAATGGAATCAATCGCTTCGGCATTTGCCGATGCCTGCTCAACTGCTACCTGTGCCGACTGGCGTACAGTTGCAAGAGCACTATCATTGCTTGCGATATACGTATCAATCTTTTGAACAGTTACTTTATCGCCTTCAATTCGCGCTTGTACTTCTCGTTGTGCATAAGCCTGTAAGTTATTTAACTCAACTGCCGTTGTATCAATACGCTTACTAAGTGCTAAATCCCCTTCGATCATTGCCGATTGAACAGACCATGTGCCAGCAAAACCTTGATCGTTACCAATTAGATCTGATTCAGAGCCAATCAATGCAGGATTCAGTTGTGCATACACACCATCTGTTTTTTCAGCAACTAATGAAAGATCATCTGCAACAACACGAATATCTTCCTGAACCGCCGCAAGACCATCATCACTTGATTTCTTGACCGTTTCCACAACTTCAAGAACACTTTCATCACCATCAATAATTTGCTGTGAAAGGCCATCCGATGCCTGTTGAATAGCGTTTTGACGATCAATGACTTCTTGTGCAATCCGATCTTTCGTATTTTGAATATCTTGCTTAAGTGGACCTATTTCAGCATCAATAGTCTCAATATGATCAATCTTGGTTTTAAGATCCTGGTTGAGCTGAGACTCACTGATTTGATCATTCAAGAGCTCAAGAACATCTGTTGCATCGGCTGAAGTTGTCGCATGAGTCCAGTCCGACCATGGTCCAATGTTTCCAATCCTATCAATCAAACGCCCTCTATAAAATTGCGTAAGATTTGGCTGCAAGCCTTGAATCGCATGTGTGGTAGTTGGATAAGCAAATAAACCCAATTGAGCAATGTTGCTGGTACCATCCGGTGAAACTTGAATCTCGGTATAAGCCGTATCAAGTGCACCAGTTGCAGGAAAACCCCAATTTAGGCGCATACCAAACAAAATACCTGTTGCTTGGATGAATGCCAATTTTGGCGGTAAACCTTGCTTTCCAGAAAGTTCAGTCAAAATTGAATAAACTGGTAAAGAAGCAATCTCAAATGCTGAAATCGCTGTTACTCGTGCTTGATATTGACCCGCATAAATACCTGGTACTTCGACTGAGTTGTTGCCGGTTATTGGAAGCTTAATCCAGCTGCCGTCATCTTTACGCCACTCAACTTGATATTTAACCGCGCCCTTAGCCTGCGCCCAAGATACTATCATTGTCGCTACGTTGATGCCCTGATCAACTCGGCTTTCACTAGTAACAACGACATTAGTTACAGGATCCTGAATTGTTGGATTCACAATCGAAATCGGAACCTCATCAAAATAAGCACCCTTGTCAATGGCATCGAACTTGGCTGGATTATATTGAAGTGCAGTAACTGAAAATTGATGACTTTCATCTTGAGTAATCGAGATCACCCGAAACTTCATTGTTGCCAAGTCTTGAGCATCCATCACCCACACATTTTGAACTGCAATAGCATCAAACTCATGAGTTACTGTAACAACACGGCCTGAGATCGATTGAACAATTCGTGTTTGAGCTTTGCCATCCTCACCATTAATAATAAGTCGGTCACCAGCTACTGCCACAACATCGTCACGATCTAGGGTAATGCTTTTACGATCTGCTGAAATAGCTGATACACGACCACCATTTGCACGACCTGCAAATAAAGGATCAGCAACTTCAATCACTTTCCCCGGCAATGGTATATAACCGTCCAGACCAACCTTGAAAGACACAGTACGTGTTTCAAGTTGCTCAGACTTTAATGCCCACCAGCCTGCTCGCTGCGCTTGTCCTCGCGAAGTGCATCCCCAAGCATCAATTTCCAAAATACGAACTTGGCCAGCTTCAGTAATCGCCTTTTCATCACGAACAAACTCATATTCAGTTTTATAGTGATTAGCCGGGTTATCCCACGCAACTTTTACAACATTGTGGCGATCACGTGCACGAGTACCTGCATACTCAAAATTGCCATCAATGACATTGGCACGCGTATAAGTGAAATACGTATCTTGGGGAATATCCGCATCACAAATAATGCTATTGCCATCCCAAAATGTGATGGCACGAAATACACCAGCTAATTTCGTTAAAATTTCAAAGGCACCTTCTGCGCTCTGAAGATAAACGTTACAAGTAAAGCGTGGTTCTTCTCCACCCAAGCCATCTGGTACCAGCTCATCACAATATTGAGCTAAGCGATATAAAGACCACTTATCAACCATTAGCGGGGTTAAGCGGTCACCCAAAGCATAACGGTCTACTGTGCATATATCGTAATAGATCCATGCCGGGTTATTAGAATAGGCTTCTTTGAAAGTACCGTCCCACATCCCGACATATTGTCGTGTAGCTGGATTGTAGTTAGTAGGAACCTTTAGAATTCTTCCCTTTGTATCTGCAGCAACTTTAGCAACGTTTCCAAAAGTCTCAGCATCGTATTGAAGGCCCAATAATGCTGTGTTTGGGTAACGTAATTTCGCATCGATCACTTCTGTAACAGCTGCAATATACATCTTGTCGCTGATATATTCAGAAGATGAGTTCGGCGTCAGACGGCGTACACGTACAAGCCAACCAGAATCAGCTCGAGGCAAATCAATGCGGTGTGCTCGCTCGTAATTTTCAGAAGTCTTATCTGAAATCTTGGTTTTTAGTACTTCAGTCCAGACACCACCATCAGTCTGTAAATCTATTGCATATTCGATTGTTACGCCTGACACATCACCATTTGTAGCATTTTGGCTTCGTAAAGGCCCCCATTTTAAACGTAAACGTACTGCATCGAGATCAAGATTGCTAAAAGCTCGAACCCATGGCGTTTCGGACTTCAACTCCACATCGATGGCGGTTTCACTTTCGACTGCTGGAAAACCCTCAATGTATTCCTGATCATTAGTACCATTTCTAAAATCAACTTTTACATTTTCAAAGTTAAGGCTTCCGTCTGCGTTCTGAAGAGGAGTTTCTTCTAAATAAATTGACTGAAGCCCATTTGCTAGCCCCTCAATTTCTCCTTCAGCTAAACCATATAGAACCTTGATAAAGGTTTTCGATTGAGCAGAATCTGGTGAAATAACAGGTTGCCGTTGTTTATTGCTGCCCTTTTTTGCGCCTACTACTGCATTCATAAGAAATCTCACGCAATAAAAAAGGCGCTAGAAAGCGCCTGTTAAATAATTAAAAATTACATCTGATCTTCAGGATATTGACCTGCGCTCACAATGAAGCCGCCGATTTCCCGTTGACCATAAAGAATTGGAACAGGATTACCTTGTGCAACTGTGGTAACTGCACCGCCAAAGCCCTTATTTGCTCTATTGCCGTCTTGGTTTTGATCTTGAGTCGTATCAACCTTTGGCATAAGCATCATGGCCACCCCACCAAGCATCATTCCAATACCTGAACCAATCAATGCAGCACCTAATGGCGCTCCCCCACCCAATGTACCTACCGTCATCAAAACGCCTACGACGACCATAACAGCACCCAATACAGTCTGTAATATTCCATTACCGCCTGCACCAACTACACGTGGAACAATATGAATAACCTCAGCTTCAGTATTCATATCAAGCTGTTCTTCACCGATATTGTCACCAGTGATTAGGCGCTTAGTTTCATGATCGTAAATTGCTGGGCGTTTCTTGCCTCGCTTATTACTTGAGTTCTTACTTTTTAAAAATACGGCAAAGCGTAGGCCCTGCTCATGTGCATGCAACATAAAATGCTCAAAGCCAGCGATCTGAACTGATAAAGCACGCATGGCTTCACGCGTATTTGCGACATCGAGCTTAAATTCACGACCGAACTTTTGCCCCAAGATGCCGTACAGCTTAATTGTTTTTAACATCTCTATGCCTCAAGATTTTTACCGTTCGATCTTTCCACTGTTGGCCATAAATTTCACGTACTGACTTTCGGTTATATGGATGATGTAAAATTAGAGTAGATCCGATACAAGTTTCAGTTTGTTCAGATTTTAAAACTCCATTATCTCCTAGCCAGACTACCGCATGATTAGGATGCTCGGTACGTCCAACCCGACAAACCAACATATCGCCATACTGCGGTGTATCAACTTCATAGAAGCCCGCTTTTTCATAATTTTCAAGGTAAAGAGAAGGATGATCTTTGTCCTCCCACCAGCCATCTTTTCTTTCAAAGTCTGGCAACTTAATACCTAGCTCACGATCATAAAAGTCACGGACTAGTGCATAACAGTCCTGATAATGATGAATATAATTACGCCCCACTAAGGGGGCGCGATAACCACAAGGTTCATAAACTTGAAAATCCAGATCTGGATAGGAGCAAATGACCCACGGCTTTTGATGTAACTCAATTTGAATTAAGTCTAGTTCTGAGGCTCGTGTAGTACCATCTGGATGGGAATGTACATAAGCTAATATCTCGCCCTGGTCTTCTGCTATAGCTAAATCTTCTGGATGGATTTCGAATTGATCAGAGTTTTTAGAAATATTGCGACAATGAATATATTCTTTACCAACTATCACACCGCAGCACTCGTGTGGATAGCATTCATCCGCATGGGCCATGATTGCTTTTTTAAGTTTTGCTGTAAGCTTCATTTAGAAAAACCCCTTGCAGTTTCCACATTTTGTACACTTCCGCTGCTTTTGAGTTGGATAAGTAAGATATACTTGACCTGTTGGTTCAAAAAGCCCACCACAAGGGCAGCTAAATTTAATTAAATGAGCTTTTTTCTCTTTAATCTTTCTTAATCTTAGAATGACAAAGTGAACCGCATAGCTTAAAAAATGAATGATTAGCGCCCCCACCATCCCATAAAATATTCCTGAAAAAATATTCATAAGACCTCACAATAAACTTGAAGCTGGAAAACCGCCGAACGGCAATGGCTTATTTTCACCATGGTGTAAACGACAATCTCTTAACCTTCCCCCACATTTGTCCTGAGATGGATCATCTGTTGGCTCACCTTTATCAGTGAACATTGCTACACCTGTGTAACCACATTCCTCGCCCCGGTACTTCCCGACCATGCACCAATGACAAAGTGAAGTTATTTGGCGAACTGGGATTTTCAAACCCTCAAAATCGATTGGATTGGACAGCTCGAAAGTCACTTGTTGTGCATTTTCAGATGTCTTTTGCTCGATATACCAGATTTGCTCTTTTGATTCATTCGATGCAGTTGGGTTACCTGAAGTGAAATTTTCAGCATCAATGTATTTAGCAAGTGTGGTAATGACTTTAAGTTTTGCGCCAGCAAAGTCTTTAAACTGCAAACAGTAAGCAGACACAGCATTTTGAATGCCGTTGATATTGTTGGCCATGCTTAAAGTTGGTGCTGAAGCTTTACCATCTGAACGCATTTCAAGCCCAGATACTTCCAAAGCCATTGGCTCAAAAACTTGACCTTGCCAGATAATATTGCGGTTCCATACTTTTTGATCGCCAGCATCAAAAACTTTGCCAATGCTGCCAGAGTCGGCACCGATCAATCCTTCAGATCCGATGGATGAGTAGATTTTCTCCCAGTCTTGAAAAGAAATATGACCATGAAAACGTAAAATGCCAGCACCTAAGTTGCTGGCATCTAGTTCAAATAGATGAATAAGACCATCTACATATAGTTTCTGGAAATCACTATTCAGGGTCATAAGTCACCTCGTCATAGATTGGATTTCCATCTTTGTCTAAGACTGGCACATCATCAAAAACAGGATTTCCTTCACTATCAACTGCTTGAACCCATTCAAAAACTGGCTCACCCTTCTCATTAATGACAGGTTGATTCGTTAAGATTGGGGTACCGTTTTGATCTGTTTGAATATGTGTCACTGGTTTTTGGTAATTTTTACCACCAACAACAACCGGATTCCCGGCATCATCAAATAGATCTTCATATTTAGTGATGTAAGTAAGCTGAGGAGCATATTTTACTTGCTGAACCATGCGCGGTTGTTTTTCTGTTCTTGGAATTTTTCTAACGATTGTCTTTTTAATGCTGTTTAATCGAATGTCGATCCATCGCGGCTCACCATTTGCATTGTTCGGAATATCGATTGGTGCATCGAGATTCGCAACAATATCACCCTCTTCATTCATTTTTTTCTTGTATGTTTTAATTTCAAGATCACCATTTTCCAATGTCTGATATTCAACTGCACAAATCTTATTGCCATGAGTGTCGGTAGGAATTTCAATCCACCAGCCTTCATTCGCAAAACCTGAAGAACCTTTGACAAGATAATGACCCATACCCAACTTTTCGAAAGAAAGTGGCTGCTCAGCAGCTTCATCATTCGGTTCGATTTTATCTGCAAACAATTTAACAACGGGTGATGCTGACTTAATGAAACCATTTGCATCCACAGTTGTATTTTTTGATGACAAGATTTTACGCCACGGCTGAAACGTATTTACATTCCAGTTTACAGACCTGACATAAAAATCCGAGTTATGCGTTATGCTTAATTGCGCACAAGCATCAGTTGAGTCGTTAAGATCTAAATTAATAATTGCCTGAGAACTATTGTCAGGATAGTCTCCAGCACTTGAAACATTATCACCATAATTTTGCCAATAAAAGGCATTACCATTTCCCCTCAATGTTGATAGTTTTTGACTACCTAATCGAATTGACTTCCCAACTCCAAAAGCACCAACTTCCATCACATTCCCGGCAGCAGCCCCAACATAACGACTTGCAGCATGGTTCGGGTTAGTAAAGTTTTCATTCATTTTTGCGCCAGTTGAACGGAATGTATCACCGCCTGCGCCAGTCGGAGCTGAACCAAGATTAACAGTTTGAATCGTCATTTTCTTACTCGCATAAAAAAAGCCCCTAAAAAGGGGAATCAAAGGGGTTTAAATTAAGGGTAAAAAACTTGGGTGAATGTCGTTGAGATTTGCCAAACATCACCGCCTAAACAACGGGGTTGATATTCACCTGTTTTTACTCGGACCTCACCGTCTAAAGGTGAATCCCAAAGAAACGAGTCAGCTCCTTTATGGTCATCAAAGAATGCTTTGATTTGCATAATTTCGGCTTTATACGCTGTCCGCTGGTAAGTCCATTCACCAGATTTATTGTTAATACCAACGGATGTTGTTTGCTCATAACCGTCACCAAATTTAGTTGATAGCGTATTAAAGCGTTGAGTCTGATTATTACTTTCCAGGTCACATTCAAAAGTAAATTTAAGATCACTCATAAATTTTTCTCACAAAAAAAGCCCGCATGAAGCGAGCTTTTAATAGCCATATCTAAAGTATGACCAGATTAATAAAACTATACCGTAAATAACACAAAAGTGGAAACTAGATCGAGCACTACTTTGATAACAAACCACCCTGTCTTTGCTCTTGCCGAATAATGGTTCTTACAGCATTACCAATCAACTGGCCTAGCTGTTTTGAATCATTCTGAGTCTCAGTTTTGCTTGAGCCATCAGAGCTTACAGTGACATAAACAGTGATCGGGGTCTCGTTCGAATTGGATTGCTTTTGGTTCGAATTAATCGCTTCAAATTGTCTAGACTCTCTTCTCGTTGCAATGGCATCAGATTGATTGTTTGATACATAGCCACCGTTAGCATAACCACTTGGTGAACTCGTCCGCATAGATTCGACAACACTTACCCCACCCCAGCGTTTAATATCTTCTTGCGACCAAACAACCTCACCTTTATGCACAATCCCTGCAGGAGTGTGTTTAAGACCATTACCGGTATAACCGCCATCAGAGAAGCCAGCAATTGTTTGGGCTGCAATTAAGCCGACATTAGCCATACCAAGCCCAAGAGCAATAGGAGCCATAGTCATATTTAATGGATAAGGCGCATTAGCTAATACATTACTGTAGGCTTGATATGCTTGAATCGTTGCAGTCCCCATTGCCATGGCTTGCTGTACCAAAAACATTGCCTTATAAGCAGCGGATTGTTCACCAGCAGACTCTTTTACCATTGCTGTCATATTTCCCCATACGCTTGACGCTTGGGATAATAATTGCCCATAAATTTCTATTTCTGTCTGCCGAGATGACTTCTGAAGCTCTTGTTCCATCAAAGTGTATTTTTCATTAATAGCAAACTTTTGCTGACGGAAAAGTTCTTCAGCCTCTAATAAAGCTTGGAATCGCTTTTCTTCATCAACAATTGTTTTATCTTCTGAAACTGCTTTAACATTTGAGGAATATGTATCATTAGCATTCTGCATTTCATCACTATATTGATTCTGTAGATTCCATGAATCATATTGCGAAGAAGTTAGGTTCTTTTTAGCTAGTAAATTAATAACATCTGATTGTGGTATTGAGGCTTGCTCATACATTGTTTTTCGATACTCCTCCAATTTTTGCTTTTGGAGTTTTCTGTACTCAGAAATTTCATAATCAAACATTGTATTAACAGCTTTGATTCGAATTTCTTTTTCAGTTTCAGAGTAATCAGTTGATGCTTTGATTTGAAGTAATTTAATCTGCTTTTGTTTTTCCAGCTTTTGAACTTCATTTAAACGGAACTCATTTAATTCAAATTCAAGTTGTTCAGCGTTTAACTCCTTTTGAGCATTGTAACGTGCTGTTTCTTTATCCGTGAGTTGCTTTAACTCTGCATCTTTAAAATGTAACTTTAACTCACCAATTCTTTTTAAATATTCTTTCTCTGCAAGCGTATCTTTATCTCGATACTGATCACGTAGCTTTTCAGTTTCCTCTTGCGTTTTAAGAAATTGATTAAGGTAGGAATCGAAATCTTTTTCAGAGACTCCTTTCATATCAAAACCATTTGATCCAGCAATATATCCTTTAACGTTTTTAACGTACTGTCTATTTACAGGACCAATATTAGTACCTTTTTCTACGTTACCTTCACCAGCATGATAGGCAGAAATTGCTTGATCCCAATTGCCGAACTTTTTAAATAAAAAGTTAAGATATTTCGCAGCTGCTTCTGCAGCTTTACCAGTATCAAAAACTTCTTTACCAACTAATCCCCACCGCTTAGCGGTACCATCCAACATCTGGAACCCACCTTTGGCTTTCCCGTATTTTGTATTCGGACCAATAACGTTTGCATCACCCCTGCTTTCTTGCATGTTGATTGCTGATAGCAGGCCAGGCAATAAGTCATATTTAGATTCAAGATCGGAAAAATTATACTTTGAGGCGTTAGATTTAACTTGGGAGTTAACAGCTAAAACTTTTTGCTGTTTCTCAAGTTCCTTGGTTTGCTGTCTCTTAGAAGCGGTAATATCCTCCTCAAGCTTTTTAAGCTCTTGCACCTTATCAAAGTTTTTTTGGAATATTGCCCATTCATCTTTAGTTAAACTGCGAGTTTTAGGGATTTTGTTGTTATCGTAAAAATCTGATAACGCCTTACCCATTTCCAGTCCATGACTTTTAATGTTGATCGTTAAAAAATCAGTATCTAAGTTTTTTTGATCATACATTTCTTTCAGTGACTTTTGCGCCTCATCTGCTGCTTGTTTTGTATTTTTAATTGCATCAGCATGTTTTTGCTGTTCAATAGCTGCATTCTGAGCCTTATTACCAGATATGGTTACTTCAATACCAAACAATTTAATTGCTGTTTTGGTCTTATCGGCTTTATCGTATGCATCCTTATATTTTTCAATTTGTTCTTCAAGTGCCTGTCTTAAGCTAGGTGGTAATTTCACTTTCGCTAGTTGTTGCAAAGCTTCTTGATAACTAATGGTTCCTAAACGCGCTTCATTTGAAATCCGAGCTACTTCAGCATTTCCTTGTGCATAATTCTGAATGTCGATTAACGCAGAACCTACCCGATATTCCATCTTTGTAAGCTCATCATTTTGAGCCTTGAATGCGGTTGTTAAGTCTTTAATTGCGTCTGTTTTGGCTTGACCTTGCAAATTTTTCAACTCCGTGGCTGATCGATTAGCCACCGCAGCTTGCTCCTCGAGCTTCTTATTTGCCTCTTCTGCCTTGTCTTTAAAATAAGTGTATGTTGCGGCCAAGGCTGAAACGCCCAAAGCGAGCGCACCAATTGGTCCACCAACAAGTCCTAAAGCTCCTTTTCCGAGTCGTCCTAATGTTGTTAAGGCTGTCACTTTTGTGGCATTGGCCTTAGTTTGTGCAGCTGCTAATGCTGTTTCAGCAGCAGCTAATTCTCGCGTTACCTGAGCCTCAATTTTCTTTAATTCGGCCATACGCGTAATTGATTGTGTGCGACCGACCGCATTCATTTGGGCTTTTAGTCGTTCAACTTCTAATGCTTTTTCAGCGGCTAGAACTTGCAATGTTGCTTGTGAATTTGCTATTTGCGCCTGTGCTGTTTTTACAGCAGCGGCTGCTTCAGCTGCGTCTGCAATAACCTTTTCTTTGCTTGCTTTTACATTTGCGGCAGTTGCTGCAACATCGGCATATACCGCAACGGTTTTAGTAGCGATTGCCTTAGTTACAAGTCCAATCCCTAACACCAGTGCTCCATCAGAAATCAACTTTAAATTTGATGCAAGAAGCTGAATCGAATCAGCAAGCACATGAGCCGCACCGCTTCCCTTACCTGACTCGCCGACAAATTTTGTGATCTCGTTGTTTAAAAGAGTGAGTGATTGACCGATAGTGATATCTGTTTTTGCAAAAAGAGCATCAACGTCATCTTGAACATTTTTAAGGGCCTTAACAATTTCTTTTGATGTAATCTTCCCTTCAGCAGCAACTGAACGTAGTTGCCCTACAGTAATACCCATCCCTTGTGCGATCGCTTTTGCTAAAGCAGGGGTTTGCTCCATCACAGAGTTAAGCTCTTCACCTCTAAGTGTTCCGCTAGCCAATGCCTGCCCAAATTGTACTAGTGCTGCATCAGCTGCTTGAGCACTTGCTCCACTAATTGCAACAGCTTTCGATACTGTTTCAGTTAAGCGGGCCGTTTCGTCCATGTTTATGTTTAGTGTTTTCGCATTGTCACTAAAACGCTGGTAGACCTGCAAAACCGAATTCCATGTCGCATAAGTTTTTTGAGCAATTCTAAATGTATCTTCAGTTGCTTTATTTAGCTCAACTTGATTCTTGGTTACTAACTTAAGTCTGTTCTGTAAGCCTGTATACTCATCCATTTTGGATATAGCCGCGCCAACTGTAACAAGACCTGCCATGTGTCCAGCAAGTGCTCTTGTTGCTACAGACAAACTATCCATGGACTTTGATGCAAAGTCCCCTTTCTTTTCTATGCTGTCGAGTTCATTGCCTAGATTTCTTGCGTTTCGTTCCGCATTTTTCGAATCAATAGTAATGACTAGACGTGATTCTTGAGTCATCTTTAACTTTTCTCCAGGCAATAAAAAACCCACTCAGTGAGTGGGTTTTTTAATTAAGTAATACTTACGATGCGTTCAAATTTTGTTGACTATTGGCTACCAGTTTTCATTAGCCTTAGTCGATGTAATTGCTGACTTGTATTGGTCAATTACATTATTAAGTTTTACAGCAATTTTTTGTTGATGCTGCAGAATTGTGATAGGGACTTCTTTCCCTAGGTTGTTCACACCACCTTGAACATACGTCAGATTTGTTCTAGTTACATCATTAATCGTTACTCTTGCTTTACTATCTTTAGTATCAATTTTGATTGTAAAATTAACTCTATCATTTCCAAAAGCACCACAATCTATAAATCCATCACAAGGGTACTGTATATTCCCTTTCCCAATAATAGAACCTGTGCTTTTGTCAGCATACTGAATGACATTATTTGCAGATTTGAATGATTGAGCGATCCATATCTTTGAATCTTCAAATATCTGATCTTTCGATTTATTTGGCACTTCTATTACTTGTGATATCTCTGGCATAGCCTGCTGTGTAGGAGTTATTGGTGTCATACACCCTGCTAATCCTAAACTAAATACCCCTACTGCTAAGAACTTCTGCATAATTTCACCGTTTCTTGTAAAGTCCATCGTTTTTAATAAGTTAAATTTAACAGGTGGGAAATAAAAAAGCCACTCGATTGAGTGGCCTCTCTATTTTAAGCATGTAGTAGCTTTTCAGCACCAGCGGCCAAAAAAGCAGAGCGAGTTTTAAATCTTTTATCTTTACCAACATTATCATCAATCTTCCGAATTAATCGGCTTGGTAAAGTAACATTGATTTTTTCTGGTTTACCTAAGTAACGGCTAACATCAACTTCAGTAACTGCCCAGATCATACCTCTATAATCTTCTTGGTCAATAAACTTACTGACATCAGATGCTAAAGGAATCTCCTCTCCATCTTCTGCTAGGATTTCCAAGTGGCCAGAAATAGCCTCTTTAACATTCTCGATAGCTTCATATAATGTATCGCCTGCGCTGAAACACCCTGGAATATCTGGAACGGAGACACCAAAGGCTTCGGTGTCTGTACCTCTTTCAATAGCAATTGGATATAACATTGCACTCACCTCATGTACAAAATCGTACTGTGAAATAGGACTATATGAGTCTGATTGAAGCGGGTCAATTTAGACCCGCTTGCTTCAAAATGCTTTTAACAGTTCCGTTTGGTAAATCCTTTTTAGGATGAGGGATTGTTACTAATCCCTTTTTGGTTGGGTGTTTGAAGTGATGATGACTTCCTGAAACCCTAACCTCATACCAACCGTCTGCTTCAATCATTTTGATTAAATCCAGACTTTTCACACCGTCCCCTTGTTAACTTGATGAGTCAATTATAACCCTAGAGTTGTTTTTAGTAAATACCTCTAGGGTTATTTTTTTGTTGGACGCTTCATTTTTTTGTGAGAATCATCCAGAAAAATATTATCCATTGCAAAGATACAGTCGTTAAAAATATCTCTTTCGACTGGGATCTCATAATGATCACAATAGGCAGATATAGCTGCAATATCCAAAGCCAAGGGAATGCCTTGCTCATAACGCCTTGAACGGGAAATTACGTTATATGCTGAAAGAATGGCATTGGCTGTAAATGAGTATTCAGGCTTTTGGATGGTTTCAGCTATTTTTAAATTTAAGGCTTTTGCAATTGCTGTTTGTTTCTTGTTGTAGTCGCTCGCTTCTTCTTCTGAGTTGAACTTGGTCCAGTTGTAGAGGTTAATGACTTTCCCACTACTTCATCCTTATATGCATCAGCTTCTTTTTGGATATTTTCCGCCTCTTGTCTCACAAACAACCAAATTGCCACACCAAGATCGCCTAGATTCAACAACTTAATTGCATTTTCCTGCGAATATTCTGGTTCAGACACAATCAGTTCTTGATTTTCGGTTACTTCTTCAAAAACTACGCCTTTCCAGTCCTCAATTAAATGGCAGGCCGCAGCTTCAAGAAGCAATTCATGATATAGCTTGTCGTCTTTACTAGCTTTAGTTACATCATAACCTTTTGATGCAATCTGATTATTTGCACGCTCAAGGGCCACTTGATATGGTTTATATGAGATACCACGTACTTTAAATTCAGCTAATACATTCCCTTCACCATCAATATACTTACGCCATTTACTAACTGTTTTACTAGTCTGAATGCTTACTTTTAAAGCCATTTTAAACTCCAAAAAAAGCAGCCCTAAGGCTGCTATCAGATTGATTAAGGCGCAGGAACTGCTGCTGGTGTACGAGTGATGGTTGGGGCTACTTCAACGACTTTATATTCGAATGAAGCATTTAAAAGATCTGAATTACCACCACTAGGTAATGGGGCAGTAATTTCAGCTTTAGGAATAAAAATTTCATATTTATTCCCATCTGTATCAGTGATTGGAACTTTTAATGAAATTGTTTTGTTAGTGAATTGCTTTTCATACATATCGGATGTATTTCGTGACCAAGCTGCGGTAAATGAACCTGTACCTGTTGCAAGCATTTCTAGGATTGCACGTGCATCAATACCACCACCTAAACAGCGTTGTAGCTGCATAGTGTTATCCCAATTAAATGTAAAAGCGGTCAAGCATGAAATCCCAGCTTGAGAAACGCCGTCAATTAAAATGTCACCTACAGAGACATTCGACATTTTAGGATTGTTATCTGCCGCTGTAATTGTTCCAGCCGGTGCTGAAGAAAATTTTGTACGACCAAGAGCCATAAGGCCGAAAGTCATTGTAATTAAGCCAGCTTCAGGAATATCAATTCCAAAAGTGTTTACATGACATCCACGGAAAACATGGTAGTCATTAACATCTTCAAAGCCACGTAAAACAGAAAATGTTTGACGAAGTGTGCCACCAAAAGTTAATACATTTGACGACCAGTTATTAAAAGCAGCTGCAGCCATTAAGTCTTGAACTAATGAACTGTACTTCGCTTCACATTTTAATTCACCGGCATACTCTGCACCGGTAATCATTGATGAACGTGCAATACGGCCACTTGTGATTGAGTTAGAGTCTTCCTTTGTTACTGTCGCATCAAGGCCATTTTCAGTAAATTCAAAGGTCGTACGTGCGAAGGGTGAAGGTGTGGTACCAACAGTGGTTTCCTTCGCGATTTGTGTTATCTGACGTGCACCACTCGACATATCTATATACTCCGACGTTAGGCATAAAAAAAGCCACCCGAAGGTGGCTATAAAATTAGGGACGTAAAAAAACCGCCCTCAGGCGGTAACTTCTTTAAAACTTAATATCAATCATCCAAATCAACACTTACTCCAGTAACAATATTTAAATTTGGTCCATTTATGCTATTAACATTAGCGAGGCGAATTTTTACATCAGAAATACATAATTTATTAGACAACTGCCATTTACTTAGCTCCTTAGCCATTACATCTGCCAAGTGTCGTTCAAGCTCTTGTTTTTTAATTTCAATTTCTTCTAGCGTCAGCATGTAAGACATATCAATTCACCGTAAATCCAATCGTCACATTGTACTGCAGAAAGTCAGCATCTTTACCCGCATCTATCGTTTGACCTTGAAAGCATTCTAAATGCCCAATCCTGAAATATTCAAAATGTGAAAGTAATGCAACACTTAGAATGGTTATTGCCTGGTCTCCCGTGTCTGGTCTTGCAAAGCATTGAATCAAGATATTCCCAGTACGTCGAGTACAGGGTGTATCGGCTAACCCAGCAATGAAACTTGGACCCCATTTAATGGTTAAGCGGCACCATAAGCCCTTTGCTGGTGCTAAGAAGCCTGGTGCATTTGGATAATGGATTCTTTCTTGAGAAATTCCTGTAAAGGCCATCATACGGTCGACTATTGCTTGTCTAGCTTGCTCTAATGTCATTGGCATCTTAGCCACCATATTTTTGAGTAATGTAAGTGAAAGTAGTGCTGTAAATACCAAGAGGTGCTTGATCAGACCAACCGTTTTCTAATCGCGGACCATAGGCTTTGTTGTTTTGAATAAAGATCAGATTTCCAAGCTTAAACTTGACTGCTTGAACTGCTGCATCTTGAACTGGATTAGTTGATGGTTCACGAACACCATAATCAGCAGTTCCAATAGATACGATATGAGAAGCTCTGTAAGCACCTGTATCAACTGGACTCGAAACTACAAGTGATTGCACGGTATCCATCGTGATTTTCTTTACTTGTTCTTCAGCATTTTTCACCACATCAACACTAAAGCTAGTCGGCTTTTTCCCCTTCCATCCCATTGCTCACCTCGCTTGCTTCGTACATTTCAAATAGGTCTTGAGCGATCGCTTGAATTGAATATGCTTCAAACTCAACACTTGGTTCACTTTCACCCATTCGCTTCTTTACTATTTGCCAAACGTGAACCGCTTCATGTAAAAGCAATCCATATACTTGAATTTGATCTTTATCTGACGTCTCCCCGATCTGGACAATTGCATAAGCACCATTAGAAAAAGTGCTAACCTGGGCATCAGCTCCCATATCCAAAAATTGATCAGCTTCACCCATGTCCTCAAATAGTAGATCCATGTGCAACTGATTTCTTGCGAGTGTATATTTGACATGTTGAAATGGTGATATGTACCACTCAGGCACATAATCGTTATTAACCATGGCCATCCTCTCAGCTTGGTAAGAGTGTTTCCGTAGCTTCTCTACCATCAAATGAATTATGAATAAAAATGCCATCCACAATTTTGGGATGGCATTCACAATGAAAAAAAGTGTGTGGTCTTAAATCATCTGCAGGTACCACTTGAACACTTTCATGAAATTTATATACAACCCAAGACATCACACTCTCCGTAACTGACACTTCCAAATGGTCGCGGCTGGATCTTGTTTAATATGTTTAACTCGAAATGTACCCTGTTCAGTTACCCATTCATCTTCAAGTTTGGGAACCATTGAAACTTCATTCTGCAGCACAGTAGCTTTTTTATCTGTGGCCAGTACTCCAAGTGTTAAAACTTCATACTGACTGTACGAACCAAATAAGACGCCACGACCAGAATAATTTTCAACTACATTTTCAGAAGTGTTAGTTTTAGGATTCCAGCTTGTACTGACTATCCTTTCACACGTAAAAGTATGAACGGCGTCAGCTAGATCCTCGTCAAATGCTTCAGCAATTTCTGCCTGAATTTCGTCACGTAGTCCCATAAATCATGCTCTATAAAGTGGAATTCCAAAGCCATTAAAACTAGCGTTAGGATCCTTCAGATCAAGGGAATCAATAAAATCAATTGCTATCTGCTCAAAGCTGGAAATTGCTTCAGATCCATCTTGATATTCCTTTTCAGACTCAACAGAATCGGCCTTTACTTTCTTACGCTTCAGCTGCTGTTCTTTACCGTTATAAATCACCTTAGCCAAAATACCCTTGATGATTTCACAAGCAGCATCCTTAAGAAGCGGATCTATAGGATCCGGTACAAAACCAATCCGTTTTTTCATCCAGACATTTGCCAGTTGAACCAGACGAGCTTTATCACTATCCGGTGCAAAATCGCTGCCCAAAATTGAATTTGCGTCATCTACAGTAATAAAGCTCATAGGATTATTCCTTCGGAATTAATTTAAGAAGTTCGGCTTTAGTTGCTGATGGTTTATAACCAATGTCTTTACTTGCTAAGTACTCTTTTAATTGATCATTAGACCAATTTTCAAAATCATTAGCCGCCGTTTCTGTTGTCGGATTTTCTGTCGCTTTCCCTGCTTCCAATTCAGCAATACGCGCTTTCATGGCCGCAATATCATTTTTAAAAGCATCAAATTCTGCTTGGATACTTTCCACCTGTGCTTCAGCTGCTTTAGTAGCCTTATCTGCTAGGGTTACAGCATCTTTTAAACGTGAGTTTTCAGAAATCAACTCCGAACTATCACCACTGGCCTGTTCTAAGATTTGGATTTTTTGTTTAAGTTGCCCGTTTTCTTCAACGACTTTTTCACACTCGGCTTTCGCATTATCGATAACCTCTTGCAGTTCAGGTGTAATTCCTACTTCAACATTTACTGTGGCCAAAGTGGTTTTTGCAGGTTCTTCCAATTTGCGAACTTCAACTGGAATGCCCAAATCTTCATAATCATTATGAATTTTCGGATAATCGCCGTAGATGATGACTTCTTCAGCACTACGATTTGGATATTCGTAGTAATCAGGGTTTGCAATTGTCCCTACTTCTAAAGCTGCAGCTGCCGCAATACGTGTATAGATTAATTTCATGATGCTTTTCTCTTATTAATAAAAAAGAGGGCTTAATAGCCCTCTGATAAATGAGATTTTTAAGAATTAACCAGTAGTTGTACCTGACAAATCAAGCAATGTACCAGCCGTCATTTTGTTGCTTGTTGCATGCTTCAACCAGTTAGCACTTGAACCAAGTAATGTAAGATCAGGATTAATACCTTTGGTTGTATCCCAACTATAACCAAGAATATCTAGGTTAAATGTACCTTCAGCACGCATACCAATTCCTAAGTTTTCTTCATCATTGATGTCGTACGCTCGGAAGCCAGGTACTTGTGATTCAGTGACAGTAACTGCTCCCATTTGCAAACCAAATGCATCATCGTCACCTACAGCATCAGTAACCAATACCGGCTTACCTAAAGTACCTGGCAAACCACCATAGATTACGATTTCCGATTCGCCGTAGATTTGTTTAGTGATCGCATCATCGACAATATCGAAGTACGTATCTGAGTTCATTACCCATAAACTAATACGGCCAAATTTGTCGCCAAACTTACGCATACCACGTGTTAATGCTTTACGGCCATCCACAGCGATACTACCTTTTGCAACCATATCAATATTGCTAGAAATAGCGGCTTTTAATGAAGCTAAGCTGTACTGTAAACGTCCTGCAACTAAAGCATCTGCCAAATCATAACCAAGAATCATTGCGAACTCTTCAGGTGTGCGAGCTCGGCGCTTAAATGCCTCTTCTGTAGAGGCATAAGGACCATATTTATATGGAACTTTCACACCTACAGATTCTCCAGAACCAATTTTCTCAGGAACCACTTTGGCCGTTGAATTCACATCACGATGTTTGATGCTACCACCAACTTTATAGAAAGCTTCTTTATTGAAATCACCTTCAATAATTTCGTTACGGTAGATAATCGCGCCGTTTGAAGCTTGGTTAAAGACATTTAAATTGTCTTGCAAACGCTCTAAATAAGCAGTTTGAGCCAATTGGTTGTAGATGATCATGTCTGAATTTACTGTTGTAGTCATAACTACTTATCTCCAAATATTTAATGATTAGTTCGGTAGTTTTAGGAAAGATTCTTGGCCATGTTCTTTGATGTAATCGGCTCTTTGAGATACTGACATCTCGCTTCGCTTCATACCTGCTGGAGCTCCACCTTTGCCCCCACCTTGAAAACCGCCACCAGTTCCTTTACCACCTTTAAGAATTAAGTCTTTATGCTGGTATCCACCAACCAATGACTCTAAAGCTTCATCAACATTTGCAAGTTCACCCGGGCGGACACGTGAATAAATCTTTTCGCCGTTCGGATCATATGCAACCACCTTGCCTTCTTCGATTTTGAAGTGATGACCAAAGGTTGCCTGAACCATGTCCACAGGTACTGCAATGTTGTCTTGAATGTACTTAGAACGAGCAAAACCACCGCCGATAAGTTCTTTATGTAAAGAGGCTTCTAGAGCATCACGTTGCGCAACAATCGGGGCATATTTTTCCTCAACTGCTTTGATAGCTTCAGCTTTCACTTTCTCAACTTCGCCGGCATCGACCAGCTTTTTATCGTCGAGATTTTGGATTGTTTGTAATGCCTTTTTAGCTGCCGCTGGGTCTTCGATTCCATCAAAAGCTTTTAATGCTTTTTCGGCTGCTTCTTTGGCTTCACGATGTGTTTTAGCTTCATTGTTTAAGCGTGCAATTGTTGCTACCGAGTGTGGTGCATCATGTGGCATTTCTTTGCCGTCATCATGAATATAGATCGGCTTATCACCGTCTACTTCCGCATAAACTTTACCGTCGATTGTTACTGTTTTAAGTTTCATTGGTCATCCAACCTATATATACAAAATGGGCATCCGCCCGGATTCGCCGTTAGCATCCGCTTTCGGCAGGCAATAAAAAAGCGCCCTTTAGGACGCTTCATTTCTATAAATGATTATTTACTTAAAGCTTGGCGTACAAATGCATCTTTTGCTTCAAGTAGCTTTCTTAATCCTGTGGATTTTTCAGGCCCGTCAGGAAGTTGCTCATCCATTTGCCGAGCTAAATCACCAATTGGCTTACTAACTTGCTGCAAATGTTCAGGTAAATGTTCATATTGGAAATATTGGATAATAGGGCTTGGCATTTTCTTCTCGCAAAAAAAGCACCCGAAGGTGCTATGGTTAAAAATTAAGTTCTATTTGATGAGTGCAATTGCTTTTAATCTTTCAAAAGTAAAACCATAAATTGCCATGGCTTGAAACCTTAATTTGAAGAAATGGCACCAGAATTCATTTTGTGCTCAGAATATATTGAGCATCTGACATATTGATTTGCTTTTCAGGCATTTGTAGTACCTTTAGCTACGTTTACTTTTTATTCCAAACCTCTGATCTAGGTTCATCACCAACTAAGCGGATGCCTTGAGGACCACCTACATCAAATGTTGCCGTGATAGTCGCTGGACCCTCAAAAACACTACAATTCATTTTTACAGCGGTTAATCCAGCTAATGGAATACCTGTTTCCTCGTCACAAAGAGCAAGATGAGAAGATTTATCTGAAACTCTTTTAAGTACCAAATGTCTAACTTTTGATTCACTCATAAGCCAAACTCCATAAATGACAAAAGCGCTGTTTGGGCGCTTTTATAGGTGAAAATTGTGTCTAAAGTGAATTTAGGATTGCCTGTCATCGGCGATAATTACTCACAGTTAAATCCAGTTCCAACAAGGTCTTTTTTCAAATTTGAAACGAGATTTTGTTGTTCCTGCTGTTGTCCACTAAGATAATTTTTATCTAGAGTCTCTGCACCATCAATAGATTTATAAAGCTCTTTAGATTCCTCTAAATTGTCTTTTAAAAACGTGGTGAGGTTTAGTTTCGCCTGGGCAGCTCTACATAAATTATTTTTAGCTTCTAAATCTTGAGTAGCCTGTTTTACTTGACCAGTTGTAGGATCAAAAGAATATGCATTTGCCATTGCTGACTCCAAAGCTTCAGACAATCGATCATATTCTTTAAGATATTTTTGACTTGGTTCAGCTAAACAAGTGATGGAAATTAGGGTTAGACATACAAAAGCTATTGTTTTCATATTGTATAAATTCTGATGTTTTAAAAAAAATAACATAAGAAAAATTACAGACCCAACTTTTTAAAAGCTTTTTCATCCAACTTTCTCAAATCATCTAAGCTATAGAAACGGCCTTCAGGATCAAAGAACTTTTCAAAATCAAATTTTCCTTCCTTATAGAGCTTGTAACGCTTCGGCCCTAGCCACTCTTTTTGAAAGAAATCATCTGTCTTTTTAAAGAATTCTTTAAAAGTGGTATTGGCATCTAACTGTCCTATTAACTGGCTTCGCTCTTCTTTGGGGATGTCTTTAACTCTACGTTCGTCCATTACAAATGGCCGTTCGCCAACAAGTTGACCGTCCTTCTCGACCGGAACCAAGATACTGCGACAGTTAGGATGTAACGGCGGCACTCGCTTTGCCGGATCATTTATTTCCCACACTGAACCATCTAATGAAGCGCAAAGCTTAGAAGTTCGTCCATCTAAAACGCTAACAAATCTGACATATTCAAAGCCAATTTGGTTGAAGCTATTTAGATAGGCTTGATTAGCTACATGACTTCGCACAGTTCTTACCGTTCGCTCAATATCAGTTTTGGTACCATTTAAGATCCCATCTTCATAGTTAAGCCGTTTGGTACCACGAATACGCTGAACAATTTCTTGGTTAGTTTTGCCTGAATTAATACCATCTCGAATTGCATACTCAACCTTTTGACGGGCACTTTCAGCAATTCTTGAAAGCAGATCATCGACAAGAGCGCCACCTGCCAACGGAACTTTTTTAGCGGATAAGAATAGTTTTTCCCCATCAGGCTTATTAATTTTTGCTCCATAGAGCTTAGCTACGTAATTGGCCTCATAAACAGCCAGCGCCGTAGCAGAAACGGCAAAAGCTTCAGGTAATGCTAAATTAACACTGGCAAACCATTGGGCAATCAAATCCCTAATTTCCCTTAAATTTGAAGTTGTATATTTACCACCAGCTAAAGCAACTTTCTCCGACTCATTAAGCTCATCCAATAAATCCCGAAGCTTAGATAGCATCTTGCTCGTATCATCATTGAATAAAGCCAATAACTCATTTACCGTTTTTGATGAAGCACGATAAAGATAGGCCTGGTGCTGAGTGAGTGCTTCAAATAGTTTTTTGATATCTGTTGCCATCTCACTCTACCTTTTGATTTAAAGTCCCATCTTGCTCTGCTTCAACATTCTGAAGCTCTTCTTCATATTTTTGTTTAGGGAACATACCTGTTTGGTTGTATTCCCACCATGATTTAAATGAAGATCGGCCTTGTAGAGCTGCTTCAAATAACTGTCGAGCTAACTCAGCTAAATAACCCTGTTTGTTAAATTCTTGACTGATTTCGAACATCAAATCATCTTTAGTTAGAACATCCACATTAGGCGTTACAAACTTTGCTGCCCATCGTAATGCTGCTGACAAGGCTTCATTCATATTAACGACACAGAGCGAAAGAACTGAATGCTGAACGGCGTCATCACTATTTGCCTCTGTAGCAGTCTTTTTGCTTCCAGAACCCTTCTCAATTAAACGCGCCCCCATCTCCTTCATTTTTTCCCACTTATCTTTCATCGCTTCCCGGGCAAGAGTATTAGGGTCGGCTTGAACAATTCCTAATCCACCATTTTCAGGTAAAGGCAAAAGTACTTTCGCACCAATGTATATGCCACGTTTTTTGGCTTGGTCGTACCATTCCCATGTAACACCCTTCGCAAAGTATTGAGGTTGCCCCATATAAAAAACGGACTCTTGAAAGTCCGCACTGTCACGATAATGGGCTAAATTGAGATTGGCCAAAGGAAGTAATGGCGGCTTCTTAATCTCTTCTGAATTATCAATTGCACCTACAAATGTAAAAGGTATATAGGTCCAGAAATTCCCATTGTAATCTGTTGGAAACTTCTTATCTCCGCCAACCCAGTTACCCTTTTCACCCTTTGTGTACACCTGAACGGAATAAATATATTCCCCATTACCCTCTTGCTCTAAACGAAGTACACGATATTGCTCTTGTTCGGTTTTACTAAATCCATCAGCACCGCGCTCAGACCTAAATTCACGGATAACCACTAAGCAAAGCTTTTTCTGGTTATCGATCATTACTGAATCCCAATTCACTACATCAAGGGCATTTAGTAAATGAATCATCGGATAGGCTTTTTGTGCTTTAAATTCCGCTAGATTACGAGCTGGCGGCACATCAGGATAATCTACATATAAAGCACAACGATAATGCTTCAATAAATGGCGAATTCCATTTTGAGCCAATTGATAAGTACTTAAACCAGCACCATTTGCATTACGTTCTAAATGAGCAAGTTCCGGAGGAAATTTAAAACTTGGATCTGTTGCAAAAGCTGCTCCAACTAAACTATTTGATGTAGTCCCTGTTACTTCATAAAAGACTGCACGGGTAAGATAAGCCTCATAAGCGCTTTTATTTGCAGGTGACTTATCATGTGCATTTGGCATCGGCAAATATTTTTCACCTTTAGCCTTAACTGCATCCTCACCTTCACAAACATCATCAAGTTTTTGCCAGTATGGCAAGTTCTTAACATATTCAGCATGTTGAAAAGTTACATCACTCATCGTGCAAATCCCATATCAGCAAAGAAGGCTTCAAAACCTTCATGTAATTCATTAAACGCATCTGAGGCTGCATCCACTTGGTCATCATGTGTACCGTTAGGAAAATGACGAAGCTCATCAATAAAGTCCTTATTCCATTCACCTTTGAGCATACGTACATTTCCTACGTTTACTTGAGCGGCAAAAGGCTGTGCCCGAGTGATCTTGTCACCCGATACTGGTTTTGCAACCACATGATAGCCACTGAGAAGTTTTGTAAATGCCAGAGCTTGAGATTTCCCTGCTTGACCAGGATCCTGAGGAATTCGAACAGTTACGTTTTTTCCATCAAGCTCAGTGGTTTGCTTTAAGCGTTTATTTACATTGTCTGGACCAAGCTGTCCTCTAGTTACATCGACAATGTAAGTAAAACCATCTGCGCCTAGAGCTTCTCTTACACCTACAGTAAAGTCGCCTTCGTTTTCGGTTGCTCCAAAGTCCCAAGCCCTTACTTGTTTCAAGACATCCGCAGGCAAAGCATCAACAATTTGAATATTGTCAGGCTTAAAAAAACCGCCTGCTGGCGGTGATGGCATTTGTCGGTACTGCCCCGCAAAAACATACGGCGCAGCTTGCTCCATTTGCCTTAACTTTTGGATATTGTGTTTTGCTGGCCATAGTGCGGATCCGTCTTCCTGAATAGCAGAAAGACAAAGATGTTCCCATACCTCACCGTTACCACCAGCTACAGGAACGCCATCTTTTCTATCGCCTAACAACCAACCAGCCAAATCATCTTCATGAAGTCGCTGCATAATCACAATAATCGGCGTATCTGGTGAGTTAGTACGCGACTCAAGGGTGTTTTGGAACCAATCAATTACCCCTTCTCGAATTGTTTTAGAAGAAGCTTCATGCGCTTTGTGTGGGTCATCGATAATGATGCATCCACCAAACCCATCACGAAGTTTACCTGCGCCAAAACCAGTAATCGTACCGCCTGTACCAGTCGCATAGCAGACACCGCCTTGAGAAGTTCTCCAGAAGTCTTTAGCCTTACTATCATCACGCAATGTAAGATCAGGAAAGACCTTTTTATACGCCTCCTCTTGTACGAGTGTTCGAATCTGGAAGGCGTTATTTGCGGCAAGCATTGCCGAGTAACTGATATGAATAAACTCACAGTCAGGCTTCTTTCCAAAACACCAAGCCATAAAATTAATTACAGCAATTTCAGTTTTAGAATATCGTGGTGGAACGTTAATAATTAACCGCTTTATCTCTCCGCGATAAACTTTCATCAAAGCTTCACAGATTTCTAAGTGGTGCCAGTTCTGCATCCATTTATAACCACGGCGCTCCTTAAACATGTACCTTGTGAAGAAATATAAATCTTCTTGCGCCTCGATCTGGATGGCTTTATCCCGAGCCGCATCAGTACTCATCTAAGACTTCCCTCCGCGCTTTTAAGTAATCTTCCATTGGAACTGGAATTTCAGAATTAACTGTTTGGACTGGTCCGCCGTCTTTGCCTGTAATTTCTTGACGATTAGTAAATTGACCACCAATGTCTTTAGCGGCTTGCTCAAGAATTTTTAAGGCTGTTTTGACGTTTCTAGTCTTCTCAAGCTGTCTTTGGTATTGCTTCAGTCGGTAGTACTTATTAGCAATAGGAATATCAATTAAGCCTTTATCAAACTTCTCTCTGGTTAATTCAAAAAGCTCAACAAACTTCTTGCTTAAGTTTCTGCCCGAATATTTTGTTGGGTCATAGCATTCGCATTGGCTACGACTAATATCAACTCCAAACTCTTGCTTGACCTGTTCAACCACTTCTTGAGGGGTATCACGGCATGCAAGAGCTTGAACAATAAATATTTTCACAGGCTCTTTTAGTGCTGCCATAAATTCCCCTTCGTACAGCTACGTACAGCAAACAGGACAAAAAAAAGAGCCATAAGGCTCAATTGATTACACAGTTCCCGCAGCATCTCGCAATATCTAAATCAGAAACAAACGGCGGATTTTTTGCGACCTCAATAAGTCGCTTAACATTCTTACTTGGTCCCCACCGTTTAACTACGCCAATAAACTCTTCAACGTCATGACCAGCAAGATAGTGCTTAGGCAGACCAGAACTATCGCTATAAACAATTTCTCCGTCCTCGTCTCTCATCACTCCAATGTGGTAAAGCTCATGTTCAAGCAAATAACAGAACTCTGTATCGTTTGCACGCTCACAGAAAGAAGCGTCGACAGTTATTAAGTATGTTGGCACAAAACCGAACCAGTCACGCATCTGTTGCTCTTGTCTAGCTTTACGCCAGCCACCGACGTTAAACATTACTTTTTCACACTGCCCCAGCACCATCGCCTGCTTGCTTTTATATGCAGAAGAGGCCCAAGCAAATGCCAAGAACTCTTCATTATCATGAAGTAACTCAGCAATATGATCATGATCTGGATTATAAAGAGGCCCACCAATCGTTAAGTAATTAGCCACAACCCATTTTTTTAGGTCTGGAGCCGGTATTAAACGAATTGCTTCCTCTTCTTCAGCTTGATCAATAAAATCAGTTGGTGGAAACGGTCTGATCTGATCCATTAAATATTTGCCTCTTTAAGTTTTTAAGCCACTGACTAGCAAAATGAGCTTGTATCTGTAACGGGCCAGATTCATTAATTTTAAAACTTGGTGCTGCCTCTAACCGAACAACCGTATATCCCATTGCTTCAGCATCATCGTATCGATCCATACTCCAAGCTTTATCTTTGAGCTTACCTTTTCGACCACCTGACCATGGACCACCCGCAATTTCGACCAGAATACGATGTTCAATTAAATGAAAATCAAATCGCCAATGTTTTGTAGATTTAAACTTAAATTTCTTTTCATATTTGATTTCAAGCACATCTAATGCATGAGTAAATTCTTCTTCAGCTTCTAGGTATTTTTGAGTTGCTTTGGGTAATGGGCGGCTTTTTGGTTTTGTTCTTGGTTCTTTTTTCTTGTAAGCCAAAAATAATCGTTACTGTCCATATAAGGCCGTCCGTAAATTATTAACTTGCTTTTTTAATCTAAGAATTATTCTATCGATAACTAACATTTCATCACGGCTAAGACCCGATCTGGAGAGATTTTGATAACGCTCAAGTTCCTGTGAATATTTATCCAGATTTTTTTTAGCTTCGTTTTTGTCCATTTATCCAGCTCACTTATGTTTATTAAGACGACGAGCAATAAGGCGTTTTTTCTTTTGACTTAGTTTGTTAGGTTTACTCTTTACTGTATTTGCCTTACAGCTCAAAGGTGATGCGTGTCCACATGATGCAACCAAGGCGCTTAAAACACTTAGTTTTGTATTTAAGGCCATTAATCCAGCAGTTGTGGCTAGTAATAATCGGCTCATACGCACTTTTATTTCTCCAAAAAGAAAAAGCCCCTCCAATAACCATTTTTTAGAGGGGCCGTTTGCGCCGCAATTATTACGGCAAACTTTTAAACCAAATTATGAGATCAATAATTCATAATTATCAGTTCATTACTTTTCTTACTCTTAGCAGCCAAATCACGACCAACAGAATAATTAATTGAAGTACATGCAAAATTAAAACCTTTAAAGATTTCACGAATCTTTTCATGATCATTAATTGATAGCATTACCTTCCCTTTGCAAGTCTTCATCTTTTCAGAAAGAAGTTCATACTGATCTAATGGAAAATCTACTCCATAACCTGCTGTATCTAGATACGGCGGATCAGCATAAAAAAATGTATGTTCCCGGTCATACTTATCAAAGCAAATATCCCAGGACAGGTTTTCAATATAGACTCCATTCAAACGCAAATGTGCTGCACTTAAACTTTCCTCTATCCGCAAGAGATTTAAAGAGCGGCCTGTTGTTGCATATCCAAATGTCTGCCCAGAAACCTTACCACCAAACGCATGTTGCTGAAGGTAATAAAATCTTGCAGCTCGCTGAATATCCGTTAGTGTGTCTGGTACTTTTAGTTTTTCCCATTCAAAAATCTGGCGACTTGAAATGCACCATTTGAATTGACGCACAAATTCTTCTAAATGGTTCTGCACTACCCGGTACAGATTTACCAACTCGCCATTCAGATCATTTATTACTTCAGTTCTTGCTGGTCCTTCTCTTAAGAAGAATAATGCTGCTCCACCACAAAATAATTCCACATAACATGAATGTTCTGGGAACTTACACAACAAATCCTTAGCCAAACGGGTTTTACCACCTTGCCATGGAATTATTGGTTTTGATTTCATAAAAATTTTCCTGTGCAAAAGCTTATATTTTTGATAGCCTTCGCAAATCGTGTGCACGATAGCTGGGCTTGGCTTTTGGCAGGCTACATCTGTCAGGAGGTCGAAGTGCTGTTACCGCAGTACTTCGTCCCCAGTTTTACTCGATATAAAAAAACTCGGTCTCCTTAAGGACCCGAGCTTTTAATGAGGCCATAAAAAAGCCCACCTGTTTAGATGAGCTTTTAAATGCAATTTGGTCTAATTTATACTTCGACCAATTTAATAAAACTATACCTCAAATAGCACAAAAGTGGAAACTAATTTCTTGCTTCATTTAAGGTTTCTTTCTTATAGCGTTCAGCGATTACAGTAGCTTTTAAAATTTCTTCATTAAGCGCGGCAATCATCATATCTTCGTATCGTTTCCATGTTTTGCGGTATACCTCCGGATCCATTTGGAAACTTCTAATGCCGGCATAAACAAGTCGACCAGGATCCTTATGTGCGTTTTCTAATTCGGGATCTAAAGCAAAATCAATAACAATACGAGCAATTAACCAAGCTAAGTGGTAAATAGCTATCCCCTTAGGCTCTCTTCTTTTATCTTTCTCTGCTCCATCAATCATTATTTTAGCTAAATGATTGCGAACATATTCATAATCCCGTTGGGACTTTCCTTCGGTCATAATGACCATTGCAACTGATTTTGTTAGTTGATCACCCATTGCAGCTACCACCCCTAATTTGTCATGAAAGTCTATTGACCTCCCATCAGTACATCTAACGTTCGCAGCACCAAATGAAGGTGATTTCGGGTTTAAGCCACAAACGAACCATTCAAAAATAGAAAATCTTGACCAATCCATTACAACTGTAGTCATAAGATAAGCACCCCCTATACCTTAATTATTCAATAACGTTTGGAACTCACTAAATGACAGTTCCTCAACTGGTTCATCTACACTTGCTTCTTGATCAAGCGCCCAAGGATTCACGTAAACTTTATCTCCACATATCACTGCGAGCTTTCCATGAAACTGGCAGCCTGAAAATTCCAGACTATATTTTTCAACAAACAATCCTGCTAAAACCTCACAATCATCTGTAGTCAAACTCGTTTCCATATTAATTTTTAATATGAAAAACCGCTTATCTGCCGTCCAGCCTACCGTTTCAATGTCGCTCATAAACTTTTCTCAAACCTCTCTAATATCAATACCGTGTACAGTTTTCATTAAATGTTTCTTATTGCGATAACTAGGTAATTTCCTAGTAGCAATAGACTTAACGTCCTCAACGATGTACTCGCCATTGATGAGGTAGTAAGTAAAATCAGCAAAATATCTAAGTGCCGGCTTTGTTCTCTTTTCCCCCTCTATCTTAGTTTTAGGAGCCAATTCAAATTTTGCATGGTGCTCTAATCCAAAGATTTCACCGCGTTGCTGCATGGCTTTAAGTTCGATATATCGCTTGAGTTCTTTTTTGCTGTCGAAAGTCATCCCATCTAATGTGACTTTTGAAGCATTAAATTTATTACGGCCCTTTTTAGCTTTATGGCCGTTTGGAAATTTAGAGTGATAATCCGCTAAACTCATCGATGTCATTTAGGCTCACCACCATTGAGCACTTTCTCTAATTCTTTAAATGCTCGAATCATAGCCATTTGCAGAAATTCAAAGTTTTCTCTCTTATCCTGCTCAACATATTGCAAATTGCCTTGTATTTGTTGCAGGGCAAGATTTATCCGTTCTTGTAATTCCTTGAACTTCTGTTGATCTAAATTCGCCATACTGTTAGCAAATTTTATTACTGTATCCTTTTGTTTTATTAGCTCTTGCTGGTGTAGGCTTTCTTGCTTACAAGTAATAGTAACAACCAAGGGCTTCCCTTCGTTCGCTGCCTTTGCATGATTAGTATTGAGATATCCAATTACATAGTTGATGTCAGAATGGTTTTTGATGACGAATCGTGGTTCCATTTTGACCTCACTAACTGCCGTACACCTTTATTACAGCCATACAAATAAGGAAGGCCACCATGACAATAACGTTTGCAATATCACTACTTTTCATTTTGACCTCGCAATAAAAAACCACCCGAGGGTGGCTTAATTCTTTCTAGTAAATTGGTTTACCATTTTCTCTATTAATTCTTGTGTGAGATTTTCAGGGTACGAAATCCTAACCTCATATCCAACAATAGTTATGATGCCATAAGTCCCATTTGTTCCAGCTATTGGGTCATATGAACCATCATCCATTAATACTTTGATGAAAGAAAAATTCTCACCGTCATATACAGCCTCATAATCAACATGCTTAACCATTGTAAATCCTTACACCAATTACGTTGGTTAAATCATATCAAAATAAATCTTGTGATTTTCCATCAATATTCAACATCCTTTCCGTCTTTTCCAACCACCGCTCAAACATGGCTTCCGATTCTTGTCTTGTGCCAAATTGATACGTATCGAATAGGAAATGACACTTATGGCATAGAGGCACTGTAAACGCATCTGAGGCTTTTATCCCTTTCCCCTTGCCATGCTTACCAGAATTAGAATGAGCCGCTTGTGAGTGAGGATAGCCACATCTAACGCAGGGTAGTGCTCTTATCTCGTTTAGCCTCTTTTTCGAACGCATTTTCTAACACCTCAATACGCTCTTTTAATAATCTTTCTTCTCGCTCACAGTCAGCACGGAATGAATAGCTACTAAATAAATGATTGTAAGATTGCAGTTTGCTTAAATTGGCTTTGTATATTGCTAGATTCTTCTTTGCTTCGATCATATCCATACAATCACCAATTACACCAAACCAAATAAGCTGCAAATAACATCACAGCCAAATAAAACACCGTTTTGATTACGTTCTTAAACTGCTGACAATCTTCTTCAATTTGTTTCAGTTCTTCTTCGTCCATAACGGCACCATTTAGCTACATTTACTTTGCTAAAAATTAAAAAGGGAGTGGCAAACTGCCACACCCTTGCCTTAGATTACGATATCGATCAGCTCGGCAACTGATCTACCGCTACTCACAATCACACATACCTAACATGCACGGTCTGTTTTACTTGCTTTCAATGCTCTTTAAGTCGGGACGCCACTCCCTAGTCTAGTCTGCATAAAGCAGGTTTACACGAAGGCATGTTCCACTGGTCGGCACTCCAGTAGGATAGATTGTCTTTTTACGGACAACAAAAAAGCCCACGATTAAGTGAGCTTTGATGTGTTGGTCTTCGGAAATCCGTAATACGACCAGTATATAAAAACTATACTCTTGTTTCCGCAATAATGGAATACCTACGCTTTCATATCTTTGTAAGTATTTCTTTTGTAGGCTTCAACTGCTTTGCCAGCTTCGTCAATTGCCGACTCAATTGCCATAGTCATTAGGTTTTCGTACGGCTTCCATGTCTTGCGGTAGCATTCTACATTCATCTGATGACTCTTAAGCCCTGCATATGCTAAACGGCCTTTAGCTGTGTAATGTTCTTCTAACTCTGGATTTAATGCGAAGTCCAATACCATGCGAGCAATCAACCATGCCAAGTGATATATAGCGACATGCTCAGGCTCTCTTTTCTTGTCGACTGCGGCATTTTGAATCATGATCTTAGCTAGGTGATTACGAACATATTCATAATCACTTTCTGACCTACCTTCGAAAATAATCAGTGCGGTGACTGACTTTGCTAACTGGGTATCCATTGAAGCAATAGCACCCAAGCGGTCTTGATAGTTCAATGGTTTCTCTCCTGTTCCGCGCACCACTGGCTCAATACTTGGTGAACTCGCAGTTAAACCATGAGTCAACCATTCAAAACGTTCAAACTTCTCAACTGCTACTGCATTCATACCGTCACCCTAAATCATTAAGTACTTTTTAATTTCATCTATGGCTTCATCTGCACCGAAGCAGACTTTGCACATGTAACCTTGTTCTTCTAAGCGTTGAATCATGAGCCTTTGACTTGGTTGTAACTTCCCTTTCTTTGACTTCAACTCAATCCAAAGCCCGTGTATCTCACCATTTGGAACAATTAGCTGAAGGTCTGGAACACCAGCCTTCACGCCCAACTTCTTAAACTTTGCAGCTTCAAGGATGTTTCTTGAGCCACCATTAGGAATATGAAACAGGTAATCACTCAAACGACCTGAACCATACTTCACTCGATGCGCCCAACTCATGAGCGTCATCTGTTCTTGATCTTCTGTAGGCACTCGATTAAATCGCTTTGAACGAGCTGCCTTCTGTGACTGGACCCTTTGAGCCTCTTTGAATGTGGTCATTGGTCACCCCATCGCTTTCTTGATTTCATGGATACAGAACTTCAAAGCAAATACTCTCTGATCATTACCGTTCTTTAGGTTCTGCTCTTTCGCCAATTCAAGTTGATTAACAAGCTGACTAGCTGCATTTCTTAACTTGTCGTTTTCAATCTTTGAGTTATGTAATTCTTGAGCTAGGCGATCTACTTCTAAGATTGCTTGCTCTCTTGTTAGTTCTTGGTCCGCAAAGCAGGTGCCGCCTGCATGACAATAACCGTCTGCTCCACAGTAAGGGCTTCCACCCTTACAGCGCATCACAGCATTAGCCCATGTGTCGTCGTTCTTACTTAGCAAGTCATGCTCACATGGGATCTTGGTTGCTTTCATCCTTCCCCCTTGAGCGCTTGCTCTCCTATCCATTCGTATTTGTTTGCACCACAACCAAAGCAATGTAGTAGCGCATAATCTTCTTTATCTGAGCCAATTCCTTGCAACGGCTCTTTACCGCAACGACCACACATACCATTTAGCATTGCAGGCATTGATTTTTGCTTCCAATCTTTAAGTTGAAACTCAAGTTCATCCACCCTCTTTTGCAGCTCATCACCATAATTACGTGAACTAGTAAGCTCTTCCTCAAAAGCCTTCACTCTTTGACGTTGTAGTGACAATTGGGTTTGCAGCTCCTCCACTTTCGCTTGCTGGTGCTGCCATGCTTCCTGCCAAATTGCCCATTTTTCGTTAAATGAATCGAGGTGAAATGCGTAAAGCTTTCTTTGACCGTTTAAAACATATCGACCAAGCTCCTCATCAAAATCAACCGCGTCTCTAAATAGCCCAATCCAGTACTTTTGCTTCTCAAACTCTTCTCTACACTTATCCATCTCAAACATCCCTCGATTGGCAGTTAGGCGAAATGTGGTTTTCTGGCTTGTCTAGGATTTCTAATTCCATCGAATTCGAGGGTTTATCAATACGGTGACCTGCTGCTATTTCTTCTGGCTCAGCTTTGCGCCATTGTTCCATTTGCGATTTATGTACTTGCCCATCATTGCAATAGAAATAGTTCTTACCTTCTGAAATAATTTGCAAAACGGGCATGAAGGTCTTGTCATATTTTTGATCAATTACAATGTAATCCCCGACTTTAAACTCACTCATGGCTGGCTCCTTTAATCCCTAAAATTACCCATCCTTCTTGCAGCCCATACCCGCTTAAGACATAAGAGATGGTTTTACGAAGTTCATTGCCTGAATATAGAAGCGGCATGCCTTGCTTCATTTGCTCGCCTGAATGTATCGTCTCAAGCAAAATCAGCTCATCGCCAACTTTGAAATCTCGATCATTGAAACGAATCTCAAATGTTTTACGACCATCAACAACAGCTTGAAAAACTTCTGGATCAGTTTTTAAATTGTGAACTTTACTCATCCCCGCCTCCGTATATTGATTCGTATGCTGCAATAGCAGCTAGCAATGGCTGGTTATATACAAAACAATCTTTATGAGCTTCTGAACGTGCTGCTTTTATTCCACCTAAGCTATTTACTAAATCAACAGACTCCACGAGACGCTTGAGGTCAGAAAGCATCACATCCCTACTAAACCAAACCCCTCTTGTGTATTGGTTAATAACACCGTTGTATCCTTTGTGACCATCAGGCGCCCCCTCAACAACCTCTCTCGCCTTATCAACACCGTTATCCTGAATGAATTTGATCGCATTCATTGGCTTTGCTCCTCATACTCAACATGTGCAAAGATAAATAGTTCATCTTTTGACATTTTTTCTTCATTGATTGGCTGACCACATTTGCAATTTTTAGCGGCAACTGGCATCCCCATACATCCACATTGATTCCCTGAGCAGCAACCTACAAACACAATTCCAGTGTCTTGGCAGATAGAGCATTTATTCATCAGATGTATTCTCCAAAATACGTACCAGTTCAATTTCTTCTTTACCAATTTTGGCTAAGTAGCTTCTTAGCTTCTTCATGGCCTGCTTTTCTGATTTAGCCATGACTGTGAATACTGGAATTGTTGTGCCTAGTTCGATCCAATGATATTTATTCATCACTCTTCCCACCCCGTACTCACGAATAAACTGTTCTGGTTTCATAGGAAGTCACTCCAACCAATTCCGCGGAATGCATAACCACAAGAAAGTGAACAAATGCCAAGGTCTTTACTATCAACAGCATCAACAAATAGCTTGCCGCAATTGATACACAAGCAAAGTCGATCCAACTTTTTAGTCTTCTTTAATGGAAATACGATCATGTTCATACCGCCTCCTTGTAACGTCTAGTCATGGCTTCCTTCTTAAGCTGGTCTAGCATTTTCAGCTTTCTTAATTTCTCATAGAGGTTCGCTGCTGCTCTTGTTTCTTTGTTGCGAGTGCCTAGGTTGTAATCTCTACGGAGCTTCATCATTGAGGTGTAATCTACAAATTCGTTCATGCTTTCAGCTCCCCTTTAACATTCAGCAAGTCCTTTGCAAATTGAGTTGCCTTGTAATGATTTTTCCCAACACGTTCGAAATATTTCCATTCAACAAATTTTTGAAGATTGCTGTAGATGGTTCCTCGATTGAAATCAAACACTGATTCCTTCACGTCTTTGACACTGAAAGGCGCTGATGCATGACAGCCAAACACGAGTAAGCTAAGCTGGTCATCAAAGTTCAATTTCTTTGTTCTATTTAAAGTTTTCATGCAGCCATTCCTTCTTCTCGAATAGTCACAAAACGGCAGATATCTAAGCGGTCCATAACGCGAACTACGCCTTTCTTGCCATGACGATTTTTAGCAACGATTAATTCGGTGACACCTGACGGTAGGTCGTCTTCACCAATGATTGGATTCGCCAGGATGATTTGATCTGCGTCTTGTTCAATCTGACCTGATTCTTTTAGATCTGATGCTTTAGGTCGCTTGCCTTTCTCAGACTCACGGTTAAGCTGAGCTAATGCGATAACTGGGCAATCAAACTCTTTAGCAAGTGCTTTTAAATCACGGCTAATTGAACTTACTTCCTGGTAACGGTCTTTCTTACTTGGGTCACGAACCAATTGAAGGTAATCAATAACGATGCATCCTAGTCTTTTGTATTTGCGCTTAGCTTTACGAGCCCAAGAATGTATTTCTGCAATTGTCGGCTTTTGCTTATCTTCGATATGGATTGGCAAAGAACTGAATCGTCTTTGAGCATCTGCAAATTGAGCCAACATCCCATCAAATAATTCAGCGTTATGAATGTTGTCATAAGGGATTTGAGTTAAAGCTGAGATACAGCGGTTTGTGAATGTCTCTACATCCATTTCGGCAGATACAACCAATACAGGCTCGTTGTATCGCACTGCTGTCTGAATAACTAACATTTGAGCTAGAGTTGATTTACCTGAACCAGGACGACCACCCACGATGCAGAAGTGTCCTTTTTGAATTAATCCAACAAGGTTATCCAGGTGAGTTAAGTTAAACTTTACGCCTGTGTACTGCTTGTTAGCTTTAGCCTCAGCCTTTTGGATTAAACGATCTATAGCACGATTCAAAGCCTCTTCAAATGTGAAGCTAGTCTTCTCAACATCGTTTGACGTTTTCTTCCCATCCAGGATGCTTTCTGCTGCAATGTGAACATCAGGGATTGTTAAGTCTTTAGCAATCTCTGCAATGCTTTGCCCGATATGCTCAACTTCACGGTGTGCCTTGAACTTGTTTAGTTCTGCAACATAAGACTCCAGGTTGTAAAAGCTTGAAGGCGCTTCGCTGCTCATTTGAAGCAGGTATTCAGATCCACCCATCAAATGAATTACGTTTTTTTGTTTAAGCTGCTGCTCAACCATAACGAAGTCATACGGTTTGTTTTCATTCGCAAGGTCTGCAATTGCCTGAAAGATTTGCTTATGGCGTTCTGGAAAGAAACACTCAACATCAAGATCATTGCTTACAACGTCAAACGAGTTGTCCACAGTCATCAAAGCTGTAAGAACCGCTTGTTCCATTGGAATGTTATGAATATGCGACATTACCAATCCCCCATATCTACTTTGAGTTCAGAAGGATTGATGTTTTGTGCAATACCACTTGCTTGTTGGAATAAACGCTCTACGAGCTTGTAGTCACGCTTAACCCACCTCACGAAATTTGAATACATCTGAGTGCTTGTTACTGCACCAGTGATGATTTTGTTTTCGTAGTGTGGGTTGATTTCAAGAAGGAGTTGGTCAACCTGATCTTGAGATACTTTTGGTAATCCAGATCTTTGCATCCAAGAATTCAGAGAATGTAAATCTGGTGTCCAGAGATTCAGAATTTCATCAACTGGATTTTCTTGTGTGCTCTCCTCTCTATAAATATTTTTATATAATTCTATTGTGTCTTTAGTTTCTAAAGTGCTGGCGCTTTCGTTAGTAAAGTGCTCGCGCTTTACTTTCTGTAGTGCTTTACTTTCTAAAGTGGTATTGCAGTTTTTAAAGTGCTCGACTAATGACACCTCATTAATTCTGTATTCATTACCCTTTCTTGAATCAGAACTAACAACAGTTACAACGCCTAAATCGGTTAATTCTTTTAGGCCTTTACGAACTGTAGTAGTGCTTAGTTTTTTAGAACCTTCAAGCTTGCCGCCCTGCAATTGAGAGTAACTTACAAAATCAGTAGTTTTGTCTTTAAAACCATTGATGCGGTCTTCCAGTTCAGCATACACATTACGTGCTGCATCACTAAGAAATGGACGCACATCACTACGATAAAGACGACTAGACATCACATAGCCCTTTTCGAACTTGTCTGTCATCTTGTCCCTACCTTTTGAAATTGGAATAATTTCAGCCTGCGTCAATGCACCCATCAAACACCTCTCAATACAAATGCAGCTAAATCAGCTTTCGCTTTAGCCAATGCCATAGAGTTTTCGAGAGTTCGATTAAGCACATAAGCCTCAACCGCTTTTTGAAACAAACTAATCTTCCGATTTAGTTCAATGTCTGCTAATATTGAATGGTTCATTTAATCCACCTTGTTTGAACACTAAGCCTGATTTACGAGATCAGGCTTTTTCTTTCTTTACCTTAGAAATATAAGTTGCAGCTTCCGACTTAAGCGCCTCTCGAAGTTGGCGAATGTGGTTTTCCATTTCTTCTAAGATTTCTTCTGTATCTGCTAATTCCGCAGGCGTAACAACTCCATCCTCTAAAACTTTGTGGACCTGTTGATTGGTTTGGCCATTGTTAATATTTATATGTAGCAAGGTTTCAACAATGCTGACTTCATGGCCTTTCTCATCCACTTGATTAGCTGGCACTAGAACATAACCAAGCATGTGTGCCCATGCCTTAACTAAAGCTGGGTTGCGTGTAAACTGAATCATTGCCTCAAGCTTCTTAATACTTGGTAAATGGCTTTCCATATTTGGGTTTGCGTAATTAAGTACGCTCTTGTAAGAGTCACCAAGTACGTTTGCAATTTCTTGCGGTGAAATTCCTTGCGATTGGTGAACAATTTTGTAAATTGCCGTTTTAGCCTCTGGGCTTAAGTGAATTTCACTCATATGTGAATACCTCTTTAAATTTCACGTATACGCACATAAGGCGTAAGTGAATAATGGTTCCTATGCGGTACGCTTGGGTTTTGTGCTACGTCTTACATAGTCAAAGTCAGCATTTGGGCATAATTCATCGCAACTAACTTTTCCGTGGCTTTCTCGGTCTAAGGCAATTGCCAAAGTTGCGCTACAAAAACGAAATTTGTTTACGACTAAACGTAAATAACCAAGAGTTGATCCGCATTTTTTTGCAAACTTCTCTTTAGCTTCTTTGTTAGGCAAAGAATTAAGGTAATCAGCAAGTGATTTGGTTGATACTTCCACTTCCATTGATAAACCCATTGATAATTAATTTATCACATGAGTTTATCTTTTGATAATTTTAATTGCAATAGGATAATTAGCAAAATTTATCCCTTATTGTTATCATTTGATAATTAGTTGGCTTATGAATGTTGTGTCCATGAATCTTAAAGAAATACGTCGTAAGAACTTGCGTAAGCTAATTGACCAGTTACTTTCTGACAAAATTTACGAGCGTCAAGAAGACTTTGCAGTTGCTGTAGGCATCGACAAAACCTATCTCTCTCAAATGCTTATGGAGCCTGATCAAAAAGGTTCACGAGGTGTTAGCGAGGCGAAAGCGCGGCAGATTGAAAAAGAGTTAAATTTAGAGGCAAATTTTCTGGACCTACTTGATGAATCAAGTCCGTTTGGTAAAAGTAAAATTGAGAATGGTGTTATTCGTCCTGCTTCAAACCTTGATGATTCAGGTGACTATGTAATTATTCCGATGTATGACATTAAAGCTGCATGTGGTAATGGTTATACAAATGAAGATGAATTGATTAAAGGCGGGCTGGTTTTTAAAGAAAGTTTTATCCGTAAATGTGGGCTTTCGTTAAGCCATGAAGATACCGGTATTATTACTGGTGATGGTAGAAGCATGGAGCCAACAATCAATCATACGGATGCTATTCTTACAGACCTACGAGTAAAAACGATTGATCAAGTCATTAGTGATAAAGTTTACGCTTTTGTTGCAAATAAAGAGTTAAGAATAAAAAGACTTTTTAGAAAAACCAACGGCGGCTTAAGAATTGTTAGTGATAATCCCGACAAAGAAACCTTTCCAGATGAGCACATTGAAAAGGAAGATTTAGATGCCATTCAAATTAAAGGTTTAGTACGCTGGAGATGCGGAGAAGTATAAAAATATAAAAAATTACATTATCAGCCTGATAAATAATCAGGCTTTTTTATTGCCTTAATAATCATACAATTATCAAAAATGATAAATTTATTTATCATTTGCTATTGCTAACTAAATTATCTTTTGATAATTTTATCTCGTAGACAACAAAAAAGCACACCGACCGCTAAATCTGATGTGCTTTGCAAACTGCGAGATCAATTATGAACGTAAAAACCTTTTCAAACAAGCATAAGGTAACTGGAGTTACAGCAATTGCTGTACTTGTAGCCTTGAGTTCTTGTGAATATCGAACTGCTAATTCTAGCGTCCCTTCTAATTACTCATATGAAAGCGAGCAAGTCGTTGCTTCTGAATATGAACTTCTGGCTGTTAAGAAAACTGGAGAAAAATCTGGTGAAGCAGTTATCCGCATTGACGGCTTCAAATTAAACGTAAGCTTCGATTTTGACGGCGTAGCTGATAGCTATGGTGTAGCTGGATCTGATTTTACAGCAGCTGAAATTACTAACCTTGCTATTGAGTCAGTAACTGACTTAAGCGGCAAACCTTGGAATGATTTCACCAATCATGACGACCATAAAAACATAAATATTTTATTAGCGGGCTATATCGACCGTAATAAATGGTTGGAGGCAGCCTAATGAAAGATTATAACTACCCTATTTGCAAGAAGATGATTCCTGTTGACCGTTCAAAAATCAAAGCTGGTGATAAGGTTTCATTTTGCAGAGTAACCCAATCTTCTAAATCTGCACGTTTTTCTTCAAGAGAAGGAATTGTCAATTGCCTTGAAGGTGATCTGGTTTTAGTTAAATATCGCAAAGAAATTATTCCTTTAAATATTAAGGACGTCTCACCTGTTGATGCTCCTAGCCCGCTTACGTATGCCTTTGTTGGTACATGCGAATGTAAGGAGGCTGAACATGTCTAATTTCAAAAAACATCCTGACGGCTACAAGTCTTATTTGGGCCGTGATGATAAAGGTCTTTATTCCGTACGTATTAAGTGGGCTATCTATGCTGCAAACGCTAACGGCTCAGTACTTTACGAAATTAAAGATGGCGTTAAAAAGCCACTTAATGTTGAGCAATTTAAAGCTAAGGAACCAAAGATTTTCGCTTCTCTTATGCAAGTAATCGACTTCCAACGCAGAAAGCAGCTCGCTATAAAACTGCGTGAAACAAACATTCCTACTTATGACCGCAAAGCTTATAAAACTAAGCGCGGCTTCACTGGCTCAAGATAAGGATAATAAAATGGCTCTACCGATTATTACTGCTGACCAAACTTTATTGGTTCAAGCAATTATTGTGTACCTATACGCTGATCCGGGTTTAGGTAAATCATCGATGGGCTTTACTGCGGAAAAAGCAATTTCTTTTGACTTTGACCGTGGTGCTCACCGTACTGGTGAATTACGTCGTGGTGCGGTTGTACAGGTTCAACAATGGAGTGATGTTGCAAACCTTACTCCGCAGGACTTAGCACCATATAAAACCGTAGTCATTGATACCGTGGGTGCAATGCTTGAATGCATTAAAACCCATCTATTGCTAACTGCTAATAACCGTCAAAAAGATGGCTCTTTAAAGTTAAAGGCTCAAGGTTTAGCGAACCAA